TACTAAACGCGGTCAGCAGCGTGGTCGCAGCCGCTACGGTCGGGTAGGTGCGAACCTGAAGCAGATACCCATTCGCCGCCGTCACTGCCACGTTGACCGGGGAGAAGGTGACAAACTCGTTCGTCGCGAGGTTGGCCGTGAAGTTGTTTGAGCAGGTGATGACATCGCCCGCGATATTGGTGACGGTCGTATTGGCTGGCAGCTTGAACAGGCCTGTCTGCACGAAATCCCCCACTTGGGGCTGGCGCGTCAGGGCGGTCCGATCCGCCGTGGTGACCGTGACCGTATTGCCACCCAGTACACCGCCGCTCGCCCGGCGCACGGTATTCGCGAGGAACGCCCAGGACGCGCCGTAGCCCGATCCCGTATCAATCTTGTATTCAAAGATCAGGTTTTGGCAGTCTGTTCCCGCAAGCGCGCAGCCACCCGCAAGGGCGGTGTGGCCATACATTTTAAGCGGCGTGGTCCAGTTCACCATGTCATCCAGGCGCGAAATAATCATCGAGCCAGAGCCGTTAAAGCCGGAACCAGCACCGAGTGTGGCTGAACACTGCGCTGCCGAAGCCGATGTTGGTTCGTTTGCCATAATGGTAATTCGGCCAGTGGTGGTCGAATTGTAGGCGTCGTCCCAATGCGATCCTGCGTTGCCAGACAGGCCAGTCCGCTGATTGGTCCAGCGACCGCCGCGAGAAATGGCGTTTGCCGTCGCTATGGTTTGCGGCGTAGTGCCGTCGCCCCAAACATCATAGACGGCAAAAACCGGGGCAGAAACAACCTGTTGAATAACGCCCACCCGCAAATTAATCGCGTAGCACCGCCGCACCTCGGAGGTTGTCCCTGCCGCGCCAACTGAGACAATATATCCAGCGGGGTTGATGGTGCCCGCGTTCAGCGGGGCGGCGGGAGAGCCAATGTTCCGAACGGTGAGATTAGATGTGAAGCCTGTTGTGTTAATATATTCAGTGAATGGGTGATTATTGTCTATCCCTGGCAGGGCGGCCATCCCTTCAACCAAGATATTGGTGCCCTGCACACTAATCGCGCGTGATGCCAAGGCAGGTGTAGTGCCCGCCATGTTGTCGCAATGCGTCGGGTTCCGAATATCAAAATTCTGCACATTGAAGTTGGCCGCTCCGCCGACAAGCGTGCAATCCACAAATTCGCCGCCAGACGACACCACCGCTACCAGAATAGGATTCTGCCCAAAAGCAGCGGTTCTTTGTGAACGGCCCTGCCCCCCCTGCTTGATCTGCTCAAATCTGGAATTATACGCATTGATATTTGCTGAAGCTACAGTGGTGAAAGCACCACCAGATGCCCGCACAATCCTAGAGTCATATAGAAATAAATTCGCGCTGTTTTGAAGCGTCAATCCGTTACCAATTTGGTAAAGAACCGGCGCGATACACGAATTTCGAATTTCAATATAGAAGTTTAAGATGGACAGAGTATTTGCAAAAGCTGAGTTCTTGAGGGTGAACGTGATGGGAGTAACGTTTGTCAACTGCCAACCAAAAGCGACAGTATCTTGATTGAACACACCCCCCGAGATATTCATCCCGTACCGCGCCTGATACGAAACATATTGAGCGGTGTAATCTGCCGCCGTTGAAGTCCCGAGAATGACGTTCGGGATTCTGATTTTCAAACCAGAGGCGGGCTTGAAGCCTGCATTGTTAGCCCCGCGCTTGGCGAACTGAATGGTGCCGGTGAAGGGATCGGAGTAGAAAAACTTGCCGCGCACGTCGGTCGGGATGAAGGCGTGGCTGTTTTGAACGACAGTCCAGAACCCCACATACATTCCCTGTGCCACGTTGCCGGTGTAGGTTGGCAGACCGCTTGAATAGGTCGGGGTGGCGGAATCCGACAGGGCAACAAAGCTAGTCAGGATGGTGTTGTTGATATGATCGAGCGTGACACTGACCTCATACCAACCTCCACCCAGCGAAGTAATCGAGGATGCGGTGCCAGTCGGGCTCCCCACGGTTGGGGTTGCTATAATCGTGCCGGCAACCAGATCCACCAGTGCGCCAAAACGGGTAGCTCCGCCATTCGTGGAAATCTGCACCACGCACCACTGGCGTGTTTCCTGCTTGACGATGGCGCGGTGTGTATATGACCCTCCGTCCATCTGTGTAGCTTGCAGGTTCTGACCGTTCCACGAGTGAACGCCGTTTGCCGCAGTCTCCCGCACACGTTCCGCCGCTGGATAATTTGCAGGACCGGCGATTGCGTTTCGCGTGAAGGTTGTGTTGGTATTCCCTGATGCCAAGTCTGTGCTGGGGTATAGGCCATTCCAAGCGTCAGCCGCATTGGCCCACCACTCATAAACGCCCGATCCCGGCGCAGTCTCAACCTGCAAGGCGGGAAATTCGTCGCGCACAGGCATCTGTAATGCCTGATTGTCAGAGCCGTCAGTTTCACCGATTACGTACCAATCCCCTGTAGCTGAGACGCTCGCCATGCGGGGCGTGGTCATTGTTGAACCGCTTGCCCCAACAACGTGAATCCAACTGCGCTTGCCCGCATTGGCGGCGATGATAGTGGCCCCACCCGGCAAGGCGATTGTCTCGCCCCCTTGGAAATTTCCGTTCTTGGACCGCAGCTTGATGAACCCCGCCGCAGGCATCGCGCCGCCCGCCGTGGCAGGTGTGAACGATCCGCTTGCCCACACCCGCGTAAGCTCGCCTGCGGCCCCGCTGGTGCCGCCTGTGACGCCATTGCCGCCAAGCGCAGCCTGAGTCGGTACGTTGCCAGTCGATGCGCTAAAAGGCACTTCCCATACCTGGGTGCCATCAATCGCAACCACGCCACCCAAGGTTGACGACACCGGGATGTTGCCAAAAACCGCCGCCTGCTGGTTCCAGCGCGTGTCAGCATTGATCGTGAGCGACCCGCCGTTGATCGTGATGCTCTCGCCGTCAAGCAGCCCGTTTATCGCGGCGCTGTCGTAATTGACTGTGGTAGTGACGGTCTGGTTTGCCAAGGCGTTTCCCTGTTGGTGCCCGCGTTGATCACTGCTCTAGTTTTCCCGGCTAAGGCCTGGCCTCGGCGCTGGGCTCCGCCACCTCCTCAAAGGCTTCGTTCACTGCTGGCGTGGCCGGGTCGTCCGCCGGAAAGGTGCCGCTATCGGTGCGGGCCCGGCGGCGCCCAGCAAGCCGGCTCAACCTGCCCTGCCCTTGCGCCGGGCTCTCGGGGGCTGCGGCCTGTTCGTCAGCTGCACTGCCTTGAACGGGCCCCGCCCACCCGGCGCCCGGATCCCAGGTCATCCCAGGGCAAGCGCTGATCACGTGAAGTCCCATGTAGTTGCTCCTGCAGGAAAGGGGAGGCCGAAGCCTCCCCGTGGATGAACAAACCCGAGGGTCAGGTCCTCTGGAGATGGATGCGGTTCCCGGTGCCGCTGGGGACAGCGACTCCGTTCGACACGGTGCCAGTCGCCGAGGCGCTGGTGATGTTGCTGGCGGTCAGGTCGTAGGTGAAGGTCGTGGCGAGCGGGGTCGTCTTCACTGGGAAGGTGCCATTCACGGCGGTATTAGAGCAAACCACCGTTACAACTTCACCCGGCAACATGGTGTGCGCGGCACTCAACGTGACTGTGACCACGTTACTGGTGAGCGCAATGTTGCTGATCGAGAGGTTGCCGGTGCCAGGGCGAAGCCGGAGCGCGGTCACCCGGACCTTGCCGGTGATCGCAGCGCCTGCCGCAACGGCGGCGGCCCGCACCAAGGCTTCGGACTGATCGCCGGTGAACCCCAGTGGGATCTCAGCGGTCCCGCTGAAAGCGATCGCGCCGATGGTGGCCCATGCCGAGGCATTGGCCAGGGCGTCACCTTGGGCCACGTGAGCGGCTTGGACGAGGTAGCCACCAGCAGAGCTGGACTGGCCGCCCACAGCGACGACCTTCCAGTTGTCATAGGGGTTGAGGCGCCCCTCCAGGAGGCGGGCGGCACCGGTGCGGGTGGCGGCGGCTTCGAGGTCGCCGTCACCGTTCACACCAGCAGAGACCGAGCCGAGCAAGATACTGTCCCGGTCAATCCGGGCGGCTCGTTGAGGCGTGTAGCCAACTGCAGCAGGCATGATGAATCAGGGGGTAAAGAGAAGGAGACAGATTAAATCAGGCCGCAAAATTGGCCTTGGTCACGTTGTAAAGGCGGGCAGCCTTGCGGGGGTTCTTGACAACCAGTGCGCAGTCAATACTGATCCGGGTCTTGAAATGAGTCGTTTGATAGGACTCGCCCACGTCGTAGACAACCAGCCCCGGCTGCAGCTCGCCGTTGACCATGCTGAGCCCCTGGGCCATGTAGACTTCGTTTTCGCCAAGAGCGACGCAATAGATAGAGCAGGTATTACTCCCGCTCCCTTCGGTAAAGCCTTGGATGGGTGCGTTAAGGGGGTCAACGTCCGTGAGAATGATTTCCGCCTCGTCGTAGAACATTGCCGGCTGCCCGATGTCGTTTGGCTGAATTTGCAGATTGCCCATCAGGGTCTGATCAGACTTCAGGGCCTGCAGGGCGGGCCGCAGTGCCTTAGGGAAGATCAGCTTTTTCCGTGATGGAGGGGCATCAACCTGATTGATCATGTCGTTCAAGGCCGACAGCTTGAGCGCGGCGCCGGAGGCATGATTGGCGATGGCCTGGCTATTGGTGGACTCAGGCTTGATCAGATTGGCGAGGCCGTTGAACGACCTGCCATTGGTGGCGTTAAAGCTGCCGCGGATAAAGTCGCTCTCCAGCCGAATACGGATGGAGGTGGCGTTGGCGAGAACCTCGCTGTCGTGAGCGTCGCGACCTTCGCGAGCCAAGCGCTGAACATCGGTTTCAATGTCAGCGGTGTAGATCGAGGTGATCGTAGATTGGGGGACAGAGCTGCCGCGCCCGTTCCGAGGCTTCTCATCCAGAAGGCGAGCCTCAACGTTGGGCAGCTCATCCCTCAGGCTCCACACTTCAGCAGGGCCAGTGATGTCCTTGAACGGAATCCGCGCAAAGAGGGGGCCGTTGTCGAGCATCGTCTCGATAACAGCAAGCTCCTGCATGTTTGCATCGGCTTCAAAGCTCTTGCGCTCAAAAATCTGGTGGTAGGTGGTTACGGCCACGATTGGGAAGGGGGTAGATGTGGGCGGGTCCGTCGCTCAGTGGTTGTCTGGACAGGCATCGCGCCACGCCGACAAGCCAGGGCTCGGAGGATTCGGTTGCCCCTGCCGCATCGCGCTTGAGGGGTGATCCCGCCGCATCGCGCTTTGGGATCACCCGCAGTTTTCCCGGTCCGCCGGGGCCGCCTCAGCGGCGGGCGGACGCCTCCCGGTGGGCGGCCAGTTTTTCGCTGGGTGACATGGCCTTCACCTGCTCTGGGGACAGCCCCTGCGAGGTGCGGAAGCCGCGGGCACCGACCAGGCCGCCGCCACCGCTGCCGCCTTTGGGCTTGAAGAACGACCCGACCACGGGGCTGTTGTCCGCCTGCTCGTTGATCCACGCCACGGGATCCACGTTCTGATCGCCCTGCTTTACAGGATCGCCATCGGAATCAACGATGTACTCCTTCCCGGTGGCCGGATCCACCTTGATGTGGCGGCTGCCGTGGAACGCGAACCAGGCATCGAAATAGGTCTGCCCGCCGCCATCGCCGCCATCGCGGCCTCCGGTCGCCATGAACAGGTTCTGCGCGGCGGTGCGAACCTGCAGCGCAATGCGATCGGCCTCGGCCTTGGTGGCGCGGGCTTCGGCCTTGCTCACTCGATCGTTGGCCTTGGCCTCCAGGCGCTGCCGCTCGGCCGCGGTGCTTTGTTGTTGATCGGCCAGCTGCTGCTGCAGCGCCGTCGCCTGGGCCTGGGCCTGGGCAAAGGTCTCAGGGCTTACTAGCCCCTTCATCTGCTCCAGCTGGGCCTTAAGTTGCGCCAGTTCAGTGCCTTGGGATTTCCGCAGCGCCCGTTCCTCGCGGAGGGCCTTTTGGCCAGCTTCTCCCAGGCTGGGGTCGTCAGCGTCTACATCGTCACTGCCGCCGCCGCCATCCCCAGGATCTGCGGGGTCAGGGTCCACAGTGGCCCATGGCCGCTGCCATTCATCGGCGATCCCGAGAAGCCGATCAAGCCAGTTCGTTTTCATGCGTTTCCGGGGAATCGCTCCGCCGGTGCAAGGTGCGCCACAGTTTTCCCGGTCGGCAGCCTCAGCCCTTCAGGGCCTGCGCCACGGCCTTGGCGATGGCCCGCTCCTCGGCCTGCCGCTGCAGCAGCCGCTGACGGTTGGCCAGGGCCACAAGCTGGGCGGTTTGGATCAGTGGGGGCTGGGGTTGGGGGGTGGTCACGGTACGTCAATGCCAAGCAGTTCAAGCCGATCACGGCAATAGGAGCCGCCGTGGTAGTCGTAGGCAGCGACCATCTGAACCGGCTCGGGTTGGTTCGCTGCGTCCGGTCCTGGGACCTGCTCTAATTCATCCTCCAGGCCAAGGGCAAGCATTTCAGGTGTCACTGGCTCGGTAACACTTGCGCCGGTAATAATGCCAAAAACCCCTCTTTCCGTTTTGGGTGTGCTTGCGGCTGATGGATCATCGCGTTTGTAACCCAAGACAGGGATCTCCGGGTTTCCGCTGTATTCAGCGTATGAGGTTTTTGCTTGCTGTGCTGAGACTACGCCAAAAGTGCCATCGGGGGCAATGCTTTCATAGACAACAGATGAAACACTGTTGAAAACTATCCGATAAGGGCTAGCGGCCGGTTGAGACAAGCTCAGCTCTGTAGCAACATAAGGGCTGGGATGATTGACTTGATAGACACCAATGGCCGGTTGAGGCACAGCCAACCTTATGGGAATAAGGGGGTAGACAAGAATGTCGTATCCATACGTAGTTTGACCCGCCGCGTATTCAGCCGGCACAGAGTCTATCTTTTTTTGCATAAACGCAGGAAGAGGCTGTGTCAGCTCGACAACATCGGACTCGGTTACCAAAAAGCAGGTGTGCGTCGTGTTTTGTATTGTAAAGTTATTAGGAGAAAAAACAAGGGGGCCGGACCCCAGTCGTTCATACGCATAATTGCGATGGTACTGAGCTATTGAAACGACGAGTATCATATCTGACTGACCAGCGGGGAGCATGTTCCACCAAAGCCCTAAGAAAAAGTTGCTGGTGCCGCTCCCAAAAGATCGGTCATTTTTCTCTATAAAATTTGTAGGGTTACCAAAGATATCGTTTGGGCCATTGATCTTAGTCCAAGTTTCTTCAAAGGTATCGGCTGACGTGAGGGTAAATGTCAGGCTATGCCTGAACTGTTTCCACCTTTCGCCTGATCTGGCTCCGACTGTAACAACAAGCTCTAGCGAAGCGCTTGCGGAACGCGTGGTTTTTTTCCTATTGGTATAAGTGTCACCGACAGTCCAGGGGCCTATTATACCTTCCTCTGGATGTTCATAGGGTATTACAGTTTCGGTGTCCACTATCTCATTTGCAATAAGAGTGTAATTCTTTCCAATGTGTAGCCAGGCCACCCCTACATCTACCGGCCTGAAAGGCCTCCTCTTCCTCCATATCCGCCACTTCAGCGGATCCCGCCCCTCCGGCGCCTCGCCAGCTTGATCAGGCGGCAGCGGTTGCGCCCTCAGCGCAGCATCGCGACGGACCCTGGCCTTCGCCTTGATCTTGTCGGCCAGTGTCCTGCCGCCCAGCGCCTCGCGGTTGGCGTATTGCGCGGCCCTGGCGGACTCAATCAGCCGCGACGGAACGTTGAGGTTGACGCGGGCAGGCATCAGGCCGTCACCAGGAAGCCATCAGTGAACAGGAGCACGTTGTAACTGCGTGGCTCGCCTGGGCTGAGCACAATGTTCGGGCTTTCGGGAAGCACAAACGAAACACCCGTATTCCACGTGACGGCCCCACCGCCGCCGATCGTGCCGATCACGAGGTAGGCGGTGTTCCAGTCCAGGCCTGCACCCCCGGACGAGGCTGAAAATTCGCAGAGCTGAGCCGGCACCTCAAACCTCTCCGCGGTGCTGTTGTAGCTGCCGGAGGGGACCGTCCATTCATATCTGGCGTAGCCGTTGCCGGCCAGCTCTACTGCATCCCACTGGGCGGTGGTGCTTGCCGGACCCAGCGCTCCAGTGTTGACGGCCAAGCACAGCCGAGCCTTTTTGCCGGCGTAACTGTTGGCAAACAACCGCCCCGTCTCAAAGGGGGTCAGAATCATTGCCGCAGGCATGGGCGTTCCGTATCTGCTTCAGTTTTCCCGGTTGTGCATAGCTTTCCCGATCAGGCCGTCACCGTGAACCCATCGGTGAATAACTGAACCGTGTAGATGCGGCTCAATCCCGCTGCAAGGCTGATACTTGGGCTCTCGGTGAGCACAAACGACACGCCAGTGCCCCAGGTCACGGTGCTGCCGCTGATCGTGCCGATCACCAGATAGGCAGCGTTCCAGGTAAGCGCTGAGCCTGAAGCGGTGAACGTGCAGTTGTACGTGCCCGCCTCAAAGCGGTCTGTGGTGGTGTTGAAGGCCCCCGCTGGGATTGTCCACTCGCACCGTGCATAGCCCGAGCCGCTGCGCTCTACGGCATCCCATGCCGCCGTGTTTGAGCTGAGGTTGGGGGATCCCGATGTGGTTGTTGCTAGGCATAGGCGGGCTTTCTTGCCGGCATAGTCCCCGGCAAACAACCGTTCGGCCTCGTAGGGGGTCTGCAGCATTGCGGCAGGCATGGGCGTTCCGTAACTGCTTCAGTTTTCCCGGAACAGCGGAAAGTTCAGAACCTGCTTTACCGTCTTGGGAATGGCTTGGAATCCACTACATAAGAAGTCGTTGACCGGCACATGGCTGTCAGCCTAAATTCATCAATAAAGCCATCAAGGGTGCCAAAGCCAAACAGGTCCCCAATGGCGCCGGCCGAGAAATCAAACGAGCCCGTTAGCGTCCTCGTACCGAGAAGTGTTCCACCTGCAAAGAAATAAACGGTTGAACCGCTTCGTGCCCAACGCAGTGCATACCAAGTATTAGCTACAGTTGCAAAGGAAACTGTCTGAGACGCGCCGTTATACATCGATAACTCCGCCTCGCTTTCCCTTGCAAATTGCATATTTACAGTTAAGGAACGCCCGCCTAGTATCATGTCCTTCCTATTTGCAACATTAAATCGACATCTAGCATCTAAAGTAAAATCGCCGGTAAAGACCAGGCTAGAATTGTGGGGCAGAGCTACGCGTCCGGCGCCCGTCATGCTTAGCGAGCTGCCACCAAATACGGATTGCGCTGTAGAAATTTGAGCACTTCCCGATGCTGTTAGCGTGAGTCCCAGCGGGCCTTCATCAACAATAGTCGTAGACCCATCGGATCCATTAAATCCACAGAGCACGATTACCGATGCAAAGTCGGGATCCGCGGCGTCTTCATCCAAAATAACACCAGACCCGCTCCCCGCAAGCAATACAAGGGTTTCAGCTGACAGGTCCGCAATAACTCCAGACCCACTACCTGCAAGCAACCGCTCTATGAGTAGTTCACCCGAGAGATCCGAGATCACCCCAGACCCGCTGCCTGCAAGCAACCGCTCTGGGGTGATCTCGGCAGACAGGCTTGCGATAACCCCAGACCCGCTGCCTGCATACAACTGCTCTGGAGTGATCTCAGCTGACAGGTCTGCAATAACCCCAGACCCGCTGCCTGCGGTTACTACTTTCACCAATTCGGCTATCGCCCCTGCTCCGCCGCCCGCCAGCACCTCCATGGCCGGCTGCCGAATCCATGGCAGGGCGGTTGCTATCGCCCCGGCGCCACCACCGGCTGCGATCGTGACGGTCTCGTGATACGGGCGCAGGACCGCGCCAGGGGTGACGGTCCGCGGGAACACCGGAGCCTGGCCCGAGGGAAGGGAGGCGAACAGGTTGCTCAGGTTGGGGCTGGTAAAGCTGAACCCGTTCGGGATGGCGATGGCGTTCGCGGGCTTGGGGTTGGCATTGGTGGTGGTCGCGACAGGGGCAGGCAGCGACGTGGCGCCAGGCGGCAGCGGAAACCACGCATCAGCCACGGCGCCATCCACCGCCCCCCAGAACAGGCAATCTGTCGTAGCCGTCACCCCCTGCGGGTCGATGTTGTAGGTGGTCCCGTTGGTCCTGAAGGCGGCGGTGCAGCCGTTGAGGCGGATGAACACAAGGCCCATGGGTGCGACTGGCAGCAGCTCGGGGAGCACCTGGATCCCGTTGCCGTTCCGGTGGCCCAGCAGGAGGCGGTTTTCGGTGCGGGCATAGTGGAGCGCCGCCTGATCGGCATTGCTCTTGATCACGCTGTACGTGCCGTTGGTGCCGCCGGAGTAGATGATCCGATCGTCGGGCACGTAGGGCGGGCTCAGTTCAATGCTGGTCTGGCTGGTGGCTGATCCCACTGCCCACGTTGCCGTGGAGGTGGTCTCAACGGTGGGGGCCTTCTGGTTGGCTGCCGCGGTGCGCTCGGCCTCGCTGGGGCGCTTCTGGAGGCCGTACTCGCGGCCGGTGCTGATTCTGACCCCGCCGCCGGAGTTGACAAGCTGCTTCGCAATGCCAAGCAGCGGAGTTAGGCGGCTTTGATCTAATTGATAGCCAGCATCGCGATACCGCGACATGGTTTCCTGACCGTCAACTGTGCTAATAAAGGGGGCCAGTGATAAGGTGGTCGCTTTAGTTGCGCCTGCCGCTTTGTATCTTTCGTACCTGACCTCTCGGTAGACGGATTGATACTGGGCGCCATAGCCAGCGCCACGGACAGAGATATAATCCCCCTGATACCCCAACGAAGTTCTTAATGGACCCTCGGGAGAGAACTCTATTGTTTTTTCTAAAAGCAATTCTCCGTCATCGCCGTATGTGTAAGAAGTTTCGGCGTATACATCAGTTGCCCATTGATTTGAGGTTAGGGTTTTGCGAGCAGTTACGCGGTCTTTGCTGTCGTAAGTCGTCTTGGTGATCGTGCGAGGAATATATCCTATCGTTTCCTGCAACTGATAAGCCTTGACCTCGAAAGCCTGATCCATCACGGCTCCGTTTAAGATTTTAGATTTCTCGCCAAACTGAACAGATCGCCCTACCCAAAAAACCAGCTGCCCGTTTGCGTCTTTGCGTTGACGGAAGACCAAGTTGCCATCTTTGTCGACAACCGGGCGCAAGACATATTCTGTCCACTGGTGAATATATTTCTCGGGAGCGCCGTAGCTCTCCTCTAGTTCCCAGTTGCGCTTGCTTAGCTGGTCTTCATCAAGATTAGACGGCGCAACCAGCTTCAGGCTGGTGTACTTGGCATAGACCGCATCACCCGGCAGGTCACCGGTATTGATTGGGTTCAGGTCAATCAGGTGTTCTTCGGTCAGCAGCGGTCCGGTTCCCGTCTCACCAGGAGCCTTGTTGATGAACTCCACGAGGCCTGCTGTGGTAATCCGCACGGCATAGCCTTCAGAGGCGGCCAGCTTGCCCAGCTCCTCCACGTAGCCGGCCGTCAGATCAAACTCCTGCCGGGTGTAATGGTTGGTGAGTGGGATCGTCCCGGCCGCTGTGAGCCCCAGGGCCGCGAGGATCTGCCCCACCAGCCAGCTGGCAGGAATCGCAGGCGCCGCGGCACGCCAGACCGCCTCCGGGGTGCCCGGGTTGGCCTGGCGTGTGGTGAGGCTGTCGGGCGGCTGCTTGCGGGCCTCCATGTAGGCCAGGTCACAACCCACGCTGATGCTCGTGATCTTCCCGGCGAGGGGGTTAGCGAACGACGACAGCACCCGCAGCCGGCACGGGAGCCGTGCAATCCAGTTCTGTCCATCGCTGTAGGCCAGCTCCACAATGGTGCCCGGCGCCGGCCGGTAGATGCCAGAGAGGTTCACCGTGCCTTTCACGGTGATCACCCCAGACCCCTGCACATGGCTCTCGGCGATGCTGCTGGCCTGCTCGGCGAGGGGGCCGAGGTTGCACCAGGCATAGGCGCGAGCGTCGGTCATCGGTACTTCGTCACCGCGAAGGACACGTCGTAGTAAGTGCCGATCGTGCCGCCATCAGCGCGGCGCCTGGCCACTGGCTCCGACCATTCGGTGGGGAACCACCCGCCCGCGGAGGGGCTGGCGGAGGAGGTGGTCTTGAGCCATGTCTCCAGGGCCGTCAGGTTGGCGGCCGTCACCCACCCCTGCACCCGCCGCGTTTCGGTTGGGGCCAGCGGCCCGGTGATCACGTGCCGCCCGCCGGGGGTGAGCGCCAGGGCCGGCAGATCGGTGAAGCCGTCGGGCCGAGCGGTCAAATTCACGGTGGCGCTCCCGAAGGTCAGGGTGCCCAGGCTGAGCTGCGCGGCCTGCTCCGCCTCCTCTTCACCCTGCCGCAGCAGGATGGCCAGCGACTGGGAGGCGTCCACAAGGGTGGTGCTCACCCGGCAGAACATCCCCGCCATGGCGATTGAGGGGGCCGAGGCGAACCAGCAGGGCACCGCCGAGGCCCACGCAAAGCCCGGCGCGGCGCCGGTCAGGCCCACGGTGGCCCCCACCGCGCCAGTGAGCACCGGGTCATCCTCCAGGATCTTCACCGCGTTCCAGGCGGCATAGAGGCCGGCGATCGTGGCCCCGTCTTCGCGGTTCACGATGCCCGAGAGGGCCCACCGCCTGGCGGCCCGGCCCCGGCGCACGTCCACCTCGTCGTAGCCGAAAGGGTGCTCCGTGAGGTTCGGGAAGGTGTAGGTGGTGCCGCTGTAGGAGATGGTGATCATTGGAGGCCCTGCAGGGTGCGGAGGAAGCCGGCGTTGCCGGGCAGGTTGACGGTGACCTCAGGCCGATACGACCGCATGGTGCCTTCCAGGGCATCGATCGAGCGCTGGAGGCGCCCCAGGGCCGCCGCCTGCGACGCAGCGCCGCCACCCCCGGCAGCCGGGGCCATGCCAGCCAGCAGGGGGGCGGGTCCGCCACCGAAGGCGCCCATGGCATCCAGCCGGGCTGTGAGCCCCGCGGGGAGCACCATGCCGGGGGAGGGCGGGCTCCAGGAGCCGTAGGCCGGCGCATGGATCAGCGACAGGGCGCCGGAGCGGCTCAGGAAGCTCTCCGCGCCCAGCTCGTTCACCTGATACCGGCCGCCCGGATCCACCCCGCCGCCGGCCCAGCGGGCAGCAGGGGCGTTGGCGAGCTTGGAAACGGTCTGGAGCAGGACATTGGCTTGGGCGTTGGCCGTCGCGAACCCATCGGCCAACCCATTGGCTGCATCGGTCGCGTTGCGCAGGGGCTCGGGCAGGCCTGATGCTGCGGCGTAGATCTGCTCCACCGGGCCATTGCCGGCCTGGATCGTGCCGACGAACACCTGTCGCAGCCGATCAACACCAGCAGCGGCCTTGTCCACTGCAGCCAAGGCGCCCCCTAGGCTCTCTTCCCATCCCTTGCTGGCTGCTGCGGCCCGCTGCTGGTTGGCGGCGGTCCCCTGCTGCGCTTCTTGTGTTTGGCGCTCCAGCCCGAAGATCATTCCGAGGTTGGCCATTCGCTCACGCTCAATCCCGGCCAGCGACTGCGCGGCCTTGATGGATTCCCCCTGCAGCTTGATTTGATCGTTGAGGAATGGTTTTTGCAGTGCCGTGGTGCTTGGATCCGCCAGCTTGCTGCGCAACTCAAGCAACTGTTGGCGCTCCTGCAGAACCGCCCGATCGGCCGCCCGCATGGCACCCTGCTGCTCCAGGAGCTGTCCCGCCTGCTTCAGCTCCAGCACCTTGCGCTCCATTTCAAACCGCTGTGCCGTGGCCTCAATGCCGGATCTCATGCTGCGGTATTCGATCCCCTCTCCATCCCGCTTGATCGCCGCAATCCGCTCCTCTGCCTGCTGAATCACTTGTGCGTTTCCCCCGCGCTCTCGCAGGAACTGCAGCTCCTTCTCTGCCAGGCTGAGGCGGTTGCTGTTGCGACTGCGCTCCACGTCAAAGCCGCTTTGAGTAAGCGCCGCCTGAGCGCTGGCGAGGTTCACGTAGGCATCGGCCACCTGTTGGATGGTCCGCAGGCGTGCGGTGTCTTGGCCGGCGATCTTGTCGGCCAGGCTGGCACTGGCCTGCTCAACCGTGAGCTTGCCCTTTGCTACCTCCAGTTGCTCCTTTGCGGTGAGCACCCGCTTGCCGTCTGCGGCAACCTGCCGATCCAATGTTGCCGCTAGATCCTTGTTGATTCTCTCGCGTTCAATATCAAGATTCCTGACTTGAATTTGCAGCGGCAGCAGTTGGCTGCGGAGCTTGGATGGATCGGCACCCTTGGATAGCGCTATGGCGATGTCAGCTTGCAGGCTGCTGAGTTGCCGCAAGGCCTCCTCTCGATCAATCACGGTCTTAATTCCGATCTTCCTAAGATCAATCTGGCGCTGATAAACATCCAAGGCTTCGTCTATGTCTTTCTGCTCGGGGGCGCCAACAGGGAGGCTGATCTTCTTGGCCAGCAGCCCCTTTACCCGCTTCTCAAGCTCAGCGAGGTCCTTGGCGCCTTGCTGAGCCACCGGGGAGGCGTCCGTCACTTTCTGCCCTTGGTCGATCTGTTGCAGTAGCTTGAGGTAGCGCTCAGCTCCATCCACCTTGGCCTGCAGTGGCGCCTTTTGCCGATCCCCTTCTCCCAGCTTGTCATACTCCTCTCTCAGCGTCTTAAGTTCAGCCTTCGCCTTATCAATGCTCAGCTTGATCTCCAGCGGTCCCTCAACTTCTCGCAGTTGCATGTAAAGCTCATTCACCCGCTTCTGTGCCTCGGTGGTATCAATGCCCAGTTTTTTCCCGTCTGCAATCTCTTTTTGAAGCTGCGCGATCTGATCTTTCAGTCCGCGGGCCTTGCTGCTGAGTGCTTCGGTTTCCTGGCCTGTCGCCTTGATGTTGTTATTGAGCACCGCGTACACGCCCACGGCGGTTGCGGCAGCGCCGACCAGTCCAGCGATGAATCCACCCCTTGCGGCGCCAGAGGCCAAGGAGGTGAGCACAGCTGTCCTGCCGAGTTGAATGTTGAGCAAGCTCAGCCCGGTTGCAGCGATTCCAGCGGCTGCGGCGATACCCCGGAACACGAGGACGCCGGCCCCCAGTGCGATGGTGGTTTGAACCAGGGTTTTGGTGGTCTGATCCATCTCCTTGAACGCCCCGGTTGCCAGCAGGATCCCGGCGGTGGCGGCGGCCACGATCGCAAGGCTCCCCCCAATCCCGGCCACGGCCACACTGGCGGCCCGTGCTGCAACGGCCAAGCCCGCAAGCCCGCCGGTCTGGGCCAGCACCAGATTGAGCGCGGCAATGCTGATCGCGGCGCCCGTGGAGGCAATCCCCAAGGCGATCAGCGCTGCCCCGGTGTCCTTCACCGGCTTGGGTAGGCCCGAGATGGCCCCGACGGCAAGGTTGGCCGCCTGCACCAGGGGCCGGAGCCCCGCCGCCATCACCCCGCCGATGTTGTTGCGAAGGCTGTCCATGGTGCCGGTGAGCTGCTGGATTTCCAGGCCCATCCCAGCCATGGCGGTGCGAGCGGTATCGGTGGCGCCTTTGCTGTTGCGGAGGTCCGCGAACATCTTGGTGATGGCTGAGCTGCTCTGGTTCGTGATTGACAAGAACTTGGAGCCCGCGTCATCGCCGAACAACACATTCGCCAGCTGCACCTGATCGGCCTGGTTGAGCCTCTCCATGCCAGCCTTCAACCGCAAGAACACCTGTTCCAAGGGCAGGAGCTTCCCGCTTGCATCGGTCACGGTGGCCCCGAGCTTGCCCATCACTTGCTGCAGTCGCTCCTGGCCGCGCACGAGGCCCAGCACCTCAGGCGATGCGCCCCCGGCCGCCTGCTGCAGCTTCTGCAGGCCGGTGCGGAGGCCGGTGCCGGCCACGCTGCCTTGGATGCCTGCGTTGGCCATCAGGCCCGCGGCGGCGGCCACGTCTTCCAGGCTCACCCCGAGGGCTTTGGCGATCGGCGCGGTGTACTCGAAGGTGTAGCCCAGACCTTCGATCGAGGCGTTGCTGCTGTTGGCCGTGTTTGTCAGCACGTCCACCACGCGGGCGGTCTGATCCACCTCCAGCCCGAACCCCCGCAGGGTGTTGCCCACGATGTTTCCGAAGCTCTCGAAACTGGTCCCGGTGGCCTCGGCGCCACGGACCACGCCGGCCAGGGCCCCCTCCACCTCAGAGATGCTGAAACCGGCCCGCACGAGGGACGTGGCCAGCTCCGCCACCTGTTTCGTGGTGCCGGCCGCGTCAATTCCTACCTTGTCCACGATCTGGCTGAGCCGCTGATAACCGCCCGTTTCCCCCGCGGCGGCGGCAGCCAGGCGAAGCTCACCGTCCAGCTCCAAGAAGCCCTGGACAAGGCCCTTGACGCTTCCCAGGGCGGTGCCGGCGGCGTCGGTGAGCCGGCTGGTCAGGCTGACGGCAACACCGGTGACGGCAGCCTCCAGCAGGTTCATCCCCGCGGCCGATTCCCGCGTTGCGGCGGTGGTCGCGGATTTGAAGGCGTCTACCGCCTGCTTTGCCTCGGCAAAGCCCTTGTTGACCTTGCCGATCTGATCCAGGGTCTTCTGGGGGATCACGTCCCCGGAGACCGTCTCAAACTGCAGCTTGACCCGGTTGAAGCGGACCCCGGCCTCCTTCGCGGCCTTCTCCGCCTGGCTCACGAGGTCGTTGAAGGCCTTCTGCGCCTGTGCGCTCAGCCCCTTGCCGAAGTCTGCCCCGGCCTGCCCGCCAGCCCGCTCCAGCTCGCGGGCGATCTCCGCCTGGTTCTCCAGCAGGAGGGCCAGCGATACCTGAAGATCTGACACCCGAGCCGCGCCGCGCTACTGCTGCAGTTTTCCCGCTGTCAGGGGCGCTGCAGCACCGCCACCGGGCACGCCCACGTAACCGAATGCTGCTGCAGGCCCGTGGTGAGCCCATCAATCGTCACGTCCGAGGCATTGGCCCCCGGCAGGAGCTGCAGGAGGCGGTTGATCACCGCGAGCTGGTTGCAGGCGCCCCCGGCGGTGGGGGGCTCCCACTGGGTCACCGACAGGCGGAAGGTGGGCCGCACGTCCACCTCCCCGGTCTGGGTCGGCGTGGTGGCCGTGCCCATGGGGGAGCGCCAAACCACGATCTCCACCCCTGCAGGCTGCGTGGTCGGCTCCACGGCCTCCTTCGGCCAGAAGTGGGCCAGGGCGCGGCGGGTGGTGCCATCGCCCAGCACGTGGACCCCTAGGAGGGGGGTGAGCACCGCGTCGGCCGCCAGGAGGTCGAACAGGGCCAGGGTGGTGGTGGGGAGGGGCATGGTTAGCGGCGGCCCTTGCGACCTTTTATCACTCGTGTTCTGGCATTTTCAAGGTTTGCCATTGCCCTATTGCGATTGCTACCTGAAAGGCCAGGCATGATTCCAATCGGCTGGCGAACAACGACAGGAGCAAGGCCTAACACCTTGCCTGTGGTTCGCTGGCGGTTGTAAATAGCATTAGCAGCGCTCCTGACAATAGCGCTCCTTGATTCCATCTTTTGGCTTAAATAGGTTGAGTTTTTTGGGGCCAATGCACGTTGTCTCCTTGCTTTGACTCCGCTTTGGCTTGTGTCAACCTTTTTGAACGGCTTCACCCCCCTCCTCCGCGCCAACACCCCCGGCTTCATCCCCCGCGGCTTGGCCACGGTCCCGGCGGGGCGGGCGGAGCCTTCAATGCGGGCGCGGATGCGTGGACTCTTGGGGCTGGGCTTGGCGGGGGTCGCCCTGGCCTTCATCAACGGCCCGCGACCGGGGCCCTTTGTGGGCACCCTTCCGAGGATGGCGGGCTTGGGTTTGGGCTTAGCCTTCGCCTTGGCATTGCGGACTGCCCGGCGCACGGACTCGGCAAGGTCCATGCGTCCCTGTCCGCCGGTACGCTTGCTTTCTCGCGTAGAAGCCGCCAAAACAAACTTGCTGGCCCGGTCGTAGGTCTGCAGCAGGTTTCTGTTGCGACGATCCGAGCCTGTCGCCTTCCGCAATCCAGGCCTGTTCGCGTCAAGCCTCGCAATGATCCGGCCTGCCTTGGCATCGCTGATATTGCGCTTGGACTCCTTTTTGGCGGGCTTGGCGGAGTCCTTGGCCGCCACTGCAGGCTTGGCCGCCTTGCCTTTCTGCGGCTTGTTGTTATCAACAGCCTGCTTGCGACGCGCCGCCAGCGCCTTTTTGTCCATAGACCCAGTAAGCGGCGAAAATGTAGCCTTTCGCCTTGGCGTGCTACCGCTGTAGTAGCCCTGTGCCCCCTTGGCTACCGCATAGCCAACCCCGGCCCTCGTTCTGGTGCTGGTCCCCCTTGCCGCCGGGCCCTGGAGTCGCTTCTCGTTTGCCTGCGCTCGCTGCAAGGCCCGCTGCTGCTGTCCGGGGCGAGCACGGGAGAGGCCTGCCGCCGCCGCCATCCGCCCCTTCCGTGCCGCCGCCAGGCTCCGCGCCACCATCCCGCGCACGCCTCGGCCGCCCTTGGCGATCGTGCCCGCCCTGGGCACCGCCGGGCGCATCGAGGCCAGCTGCGTGGCCCGCTTGTTCCCCTTGGCCGTCTTCAGTCTCCCGCCGCGCACCGTGGCCCCGTTCCGGCCGATCCCGCTGATCCGCCCGCTGTTGTCCCGGTTCAGCCGGTTCCCCGCCCTGGTGGCCGCCCGCCGGGTCGCTGGGGTGCTCCGCTTCGGGGCCCCGCCGCCTGGCGAGCTGGCGAACCGGCCGCTGTTGTCGCGGGTGTAACTGGTGCGGCGGCCTCGTGGCATGGCGGAGCGGTCAGAGCTTCTGCCGCAGTTTTCCCGCTGGCCCAGTTATGGATCCTCTCGCCGACCTGATGCTTATCTGGATTTGGGTAGCTATTCTGCTGCCATGCCAGCCCCCGATCCTGTTGCCGGTTTCCTCCCTGCGGACCCCGCAGGCATGGAGCTGAGCACCGCCCAGGCGTTTGAGATTGAGCGCATAGGCCGCCTCCTTGACGAGGTGGACGACGTGCTGAGCCTCCGCAACCTGGCGAAGCTCCTACTCCAGTCGTGGTACGCCCAAAAGGCAGCCACGGCCTGGGCGATGCGCCAGGGGATGCGGCGATGACCTGCGGCCTCGTTCGGCTGATCTGTGAGGAGCCAACGGCCCTCCCGCCCGGTCAGGAGGGCAGCAGGTCGCTGGTGGTGGACGTGCCCCCCCGAGCAGGTCGCCGCCGAGGTGGCCCGGCTGCAGGGCGAGGGCTGGCAGACGATCTCCGAATGGCCTCTCTGATGAGCACCAATCCCCCCGATCTCCAGTGGCTAGCCCCAGCCCGGCAGATCGTCGCCGAGTTCGAGGGGTGCCGCCTCACCGCCTACCCCGACCCCGGCAGCGGGGGCGATCCCTGGACCATCGGCTACGGGCACACCGGGTCCGACGTGGTGGAGGGCGCCGTGATCACCCAGGCGGTTGCTGAGGGCATGTTGACCACGGACATCAACCGCGCCGCCGTCGAAGTGTTCCGACTGCTCCCGATGGCCGGGACGTGGACCCCGAAGCAGCAGGCGGCATTGATCAGCTTTACCTTCAACGTGGGCCCCAGGAGCCTGGAGATTTCCACCCTGCGGCGGCGCCTGTTGGCCGGCGAGAACCCCGAGGCCGTGGTGAAGGCCGAGCTGCCCCGCTGGAGCAAGGCCGGGAAGAAGATCATGGCGGGCCTGGTGCGGCGCCGGGCGGCAGAGGTGGCCCTGTTCGTGGCCGGCGCTCCCGCCCCTGTCACGATCGCCACGCCACCGCGCCCACCTGGTGGCCCCGCCCCCCAGGGCCCGCCGATCTGGTCGCCGGGGACGGTGGGCCCGAAGATCCGCCCCACCCTGAAGGCGGGTGATCACCACCTGATCGCCAACGACGTGAACGAAACCCTTACGGCCTGGACCCACGACGGGCGCCGGCTGTGGAGGATCCCCTGCTTGTGCCGCGGGCAGGGGAGGGAGGCCGAGTGGAACCGCACGGGCACCGACACCCCGCCGGGGCTTTACCGGATCAACCCGAAGGGCGTCCACCGCGACTACGAACAGGACCCGACCGCGGCATTCACTCCCGATCGCCGCGCCTACGGCTGGTATTCGTTTGACCTGGAGGGGCTGGAAGGGCAGGAGGGGCCCACATCACGGCCCTATCGCGACGGGATCATGCTGCACGGTGGCGGCAGCGCCTGCGGCTGGCCGGGGGCCTGGAACCCACGGCAGGAGCTGCACCCGACCCTTGGCTGCATCCGCCTCCACAACCAGGATCTCCGCGATCGGATCCTTCCCCTGCTTGACCTGGGGACCGTGTGGGTCAGCGTGCTGCAGGAGGCTGTATGACCCGCCGCACCTACGACGACGCGACCAGGGAGACGCTTGCCAGGGCCATCCTGGAGACCCCCGCCGACATCGCCCACGCGGTCATCGGCCGCCGGCTGGATATGAATGCCGAGGCGGTGCGCCGTGTGCGGGTTGGCATGATGTGGGCCTCCTATGCGTCAGAGCTGCCACGCATCCCCGTGGCCGACATCGTTCGCACGTGCCGGTCGTGCCGCCTGTTTGAGGAGAGGCCATATCGGCGCACAACGGGCGGCACGGAGCGAAGGTTCTACGGCTTCTGCAGTCTTCACTTCCCCGAGGCGACGGACAACCACGACTGGGCTCGATCCTGCGAGGCCTATTGCTGCAGCGAAGGGGGTCGGCCATGAAAAAATCCGCCTTCACCGGGATCATCACGCCTCGCGCCGATCGGTTCCGCCTCGGTGACTTCTGGGCCGGGCCCAATGGCCGCACCTACACCCCTCGCGGCCTGCCCGACCTGCCGGGTCACGTGTGCTTGATCCCCATCGGCGGTGGCCCCCACGTGCTGATGCGCCGGGATTCGGTGCGTGGATTTCAGCGGAAGAAGTGGGGCGGGAAGGCATGAGCGATCACGACCCCTGCCGACCACTCACCAGCCACTAAGCCCATGAACATCTTCCACCTACTCCGCCAGCTCCGCCTGTACGCAATCGCTCAGCGGCTGGTCCCATTCCCCCTGCCCGCAACAGAGCGCGAGCTGCGCCGCTGGGATGCCCTCGGCGAGGCCTACGGCGCCCTGCTGGAGATCAAGTACGCCGACAACCTGCAAGCCGCCCGTGAGCTTGCAGGGGATTCCGCCGATCGCGTTCGTGAATACTGCCGCCTGCCATGACCACCCCATCCCTCCCGCCCGACATAGAGCGCTGCCCCGGCGTGGGCGAGCAGGAGGGCCATGAGTGGTTCTGGCGCGAGGGGTGCCACGACTGCGCCCGGCGCTTTGACCTGTTCAGCGGAGCCCCTCCCGGCTCGCCCACTATGACCCCGCCGCCAATCGTGGTCTTTGAGTGCGAGGCCAGGCTGAGCTTTAGGGATGCCCGGCTGATCCAGTGGGCCCGCGAGGGATAGGCGAGCTGGCGGCCTCCACCGGAAGCGCCCGGCCCGCCCTGGCGATCACCACCAAACCTGCTGCCCCGTCCGTGCCTTCATGGCCCGGCTCCAGCCCAGAGCCGCCTCGTCCACTGCTGCTATGGCCGGCAGGGGGCCGCAGGAGAGCAGCAGGTGGTGAGCGATGCCCCGGATGATCTCGTTGGCCTCGGGGTCACCGATCCAGCGCTGATGAATCAGGGCCGGGAGGTAGTAGGACGACTTCCAGACGGGATCCTGCCGCAGGCCACGGGGGCGCGATGCGGCGGCGGTGCGCTGCTGGAGGGGCTCTGCAGTGGCGGACTGGGCCACGCCGATGGACTCCAGGAACCAGCCATCCATCCAAACGGCAAAGGCTGGTGAGATCCAGCGGGCCAGATCGACGGCCAAGCGGGGATGGATCCAGGTGCCCTGCAGCTCGGGCCGGCCGCCCTTGACGATGTGAATCAGGCCGTGGATTCCCGAAGTCGGAATTCCGACCTCGGCTGCGCCGCAAGGGATCTGAATGCCCAACCCCTCGGCAAGGGCGCAGACGTACTCCTTGGTTCGGTCATTGGCGGAGTAGAGCGTCCACCGCTTCCCGCCGGCCTTGCACATGGCCGTGGCGTTCACAAAGCCATCCGCCTCGCGGCGCTGAATTGCGCAGCCGTTCCACTGCCGGGCCTCGATGCCGGCCGACAGCAAAGCTGGGCCGCAGTTCGCGTTCTTCATGGGTTATCCCGCTCGAAGCGGGAAGTAGTGAGCCCCTGGCATCCCTGCCAAGGTCCTCAAAGCGTAGGGCTAATCGCCCGCGTTTTGTCAAGCGATTGTTACGCCGGGTCGTTGGATGAGGTTTCAGGGAGGCCACTACAAACCCCCCACCCCTGCCGTAATTCCCAGTCAGGGACTGGTGTTGTATTCGGGCCAACCCGGACTGCCGCAGGTTACCCCAGTCGAGCTGGTGCGAAACCTGATGCTGTAATGCTGCAGCGCCCCTGTCCAGACTTGGATTTAGATAAGCTACCAAGGTCATTCACAGCCAGCGACTCCATGCCTACCGCGCTTGCCCCTGATGCCACCCTCGCACCGTACGCCGTTGAGGTTGACGAATGCACGGCACAGGTGATCAGCTGCCCGCACTGCGTCAGTAGCTCTGTCGCAATGATGACACCCATTAAAACCGGGCAAACAGAAGGAACCATCTTGGCCGAATGCCTGGCCATCCCCCTGCGCTGCCAGGACTGCGGCACAGAATGGCGCATTGAGCTTGTCGCTCACCATGGCAGGAACCTCAGGCCTCTTGACCTTGTGATGCAGATCAGGAAGGCCTCTTGATACATGGCCGCGCCCCTGTCCAGATTTAGACTGCTTCTGAATCACCACCCAATTCCCGATCACACATGGACACCCTCAAGGCCATCGCGCTCACCCTGATAGTGCTGCAGGCCTTCGCCTGCGGTGCCTGGTTCTACAGCCTGTGGATCAAGGCGGCCCCCATGACCGAGGTCCTGGTAGACATCGACCCTGACGCGGTGGAGCGGCTGGAGGCGATGGCCGCCTTGCAGGGGGTCACCGTTGACGAGCTGGCGGAGGGTCTACTGAGGAAGGGGCTGCAGGCGCCGAAAGAGGGGTGGCCCTTTGTGCCGCCCCTGTCCTGACCTAGACTACTGCGGGATGCTTCAACAAGGCCCAGGGGAGTCAGAACCCCTGGGCTTTTTCATGCTCACCCCTCGCCAACCTCTCGCCCCTGGCTGATCAGCAGCGCCCGGTAGTGCCCCATCACCACCCCGAGGCTCCGATGCACCAGGCAGGAGCCACCGGAGCAGACGCGCCACAGGCGCTGCCCTGGCCGGCTGTCTGAGACCACCAAATGCACCTGACCGTCAATATCCACTTCAGGCGTTGTCGTAGATGGTGTGAACCTGGCCCAGCACCATCAGGCTGGCGCCGTACTTCACCAGAGCGCCTGCATCGCCCTCCTCCTGCTTGGAAGTGATCCGGCCGTAGCAGAGCTTCTTCTCAGTGGTGCCACCAGGCCCGACCCGCAGATACTTAACGGCGAGCTTCTCAGCAACACCCAGCTGTCGGATCACCTCCATGATCTTGTGATCGACCGATTTATGCACGGTCATACCCTTAAAGGCGATGCTGGAGTCGGTATTGATTCCGATAGAGATTGAAGCGCCGCGGGTTACCTGATCGTGCGTGAGAACTTTCTCGTCCTGTTCCTGCGTCGAGAGGGGGGCGCCGGTGACGTTGAGGAGCTGGATCGGCTTGCCGGTTCCATCCAAGGGGTAGAGGCCCGTGGTCACGGTGCCAGCGGCAACGGCGGCTGAGGTGATGTTGGCGCCGGTGAGGGCATAGCTCACGGTGAAGGGGGAGGCGGTGGTAACCCCCGTCACGGTGAAGGTGCCGTTACAGCTCGCGAAGGAGCTCGGAAGGGCGGCCACGGTGATCCGATCACCCACGAGCACGCCAGCAGCGGCGTTGAGGGTCAGGGTCACCACGTTGGCGGCGAGCGCCGCATTGCTGACTGTGAGGACCACGCCGTTCACGCTCAGCTGGAAGGTGGAGGCCTCCCCACTGGTGCTCACGGTGGCGGCGCCGCTGATCGCGTTGGCGGTGTTCAGCCAGGCGCTGAGGTTCGCACCGTTGTTGGCGGCGGCGGCAGCAGCATCTTCCAGTGCCACGGATGCGAGTCGCATTGGGACGATGAAATGCTGGATATCCAGCGCGGCGGCGTAATCAACGGTCGAGGACATGGCCAGGGGGTGGTTTCTCTACCTGGAGTTTTCCCGGCTCGCCAGCACCAGCACCGCGCCGGCCTGGGCAGCGGCAAACGATCGCCCCGGCACCGCATCGGTGGGCACCCGCAGGGCCACGACCTCGCCGACCTCAGAGGCGAACTCCCGCACCCGGCCCGCGGCACTGGCCTGGGCCACGAGGAACCCGCCCCAGTGGCCTGCATCCACCCGATAGGGGGCCAGGAGGATCACATCCTCGGCCGCCCAACACAGCCGCGGCGGTGGGGCGACGCCTCGGCCCTGGGCCTCCAGATCGGCCAGCCATGGGCCGTCGAGCACGAACCCCGGCAGGAGGTTGCGCTCCAGCAGCTCCAGCAGGGCGGCGCCGGCCTCGCTCGGGGGGCGCGGCTTCTCGGCCACCTCCACCCAGAAGCAGAAGTCCCGGAGGCTGTAGGGCTCGGGCTGGGCTTCGCGATTGCGGTTGGTCTCGGCGAGGATCAGGGCGATTTGGGCGACGCCTTTCTCTTCCCGGTGAAGCCTTTCGCGTTCGGCGGCGTGGCCCGCCTGGAGGGCCTGGAGGACATAGCCGGCGGGGAGCTTCCCGAATCGCTCGCGGCTGAACTCAGGGGCTCCGGGCCAGAATCTGCGGCAATCCCAGAAGGCTCGGGCCCAGTCGGGTCGGTCGCAGTCGAGCCGGCCACCTCCTGCAACTTTCCCAGCGCCTCCTCCAGCGCCCGCATCTCAGCCGCCGGGTCCTGCTGCAGACCAGCGCCGGCCCGCTCCTCCTCCTGCTCAAAGGCGTGGAGGATCCCCAGCAGGGGGGCGGGGAGCCTGCGGGTCTGCTCGTCGGTCCAGGCGGGCTTGATCCGGTTCAGGATCACGGTGACGGACCGGATCACGACACGGTTGGTGATGGCCCTGGCTTCCACCAGAAAGGGGGCGATGATCCCGGCGTAAAGCACCTGCACCGCCTCTTCCTCGGGGCTCATCCGGCCGATGCGGGCGCCCTGCTCCTGGGCCAGCAGGCGGGTGAGCAGGCCATAGCAGCGGTGGGCGGGGAACTCCAGGGCTCGCGCCTGCACTCCAGGGTGCTCCGCGATCCGATCTGCATCCGCTTGCATGGCATGAGCCAGCTCCACCGCAGCGGCGGTGATCAGGCGATAAAGGGCGTTCTGTGGGTCAATCTCCCGGATCCCCTGCATCTCGTCCACAGTGAGGTAGCCCAGCCGGGGGATGGTCATTTCCCCGCCGTTCCACTCGATCGTGGCGGTGGCCTGCTCGGGGGCCTGGGGGGCGGTTTCCCAGGGGAGGAGATCAAAGGTCATTTCAGGCTGCGGAAGGCTTGGATGAATGATGCCCGGTATTGGGCCCGATAGTCATAGGGCTCGATGCCGGGAACTTTGATGGTCCCGATCACCGCCGAAGTCCAGGGCCGGGCGGGCAGGTTCACGAGGGGGCGGGTCCTGTCGCCCCAGGGATGGATGTTCGCGCCGTAGTGAACCGCCGTGGCGTAGCCCACGGCCCACCTGAAGGTGCAGAGGTTGCCGCTGATCTGGAAGGAGTTGCTGGCCCGCAGGGTGCCGAGGTCCACGATGTTCCGGGGCGATCCCACCGGGCGGCCCCTGGTGCGGCTGCCATCGCGGCGGAAGGCGCCCCCGCGCATGGTCACCCGTGGCCAATCCCATGCCTTGGTGCCCAACGCATCCTGAAAGGCGCTGTTCAGCTCGGGGAACACCACTCGCGCCGCCGCCTCTGATGCCCGCTGCGCCCTGGTGAGGGTGGCCGGGTTCACGCGCACCGTGGCCCTGGTGCTGACCCTCATCGCCCCGCCGCAAAGGTGCCGGTGAACTCGTCGCCGGCTTCAACGCGGATCAGGGCATCAATGCCGCCGACGCCCGAGAGGGTGGCGATCGTGACCCAGCCGCGCTCCGACTCGGTGGTGGCCGGCAGGATTGAGAGATCGCCCATGAACGCCTCCAGCTTCTCGCCGCGGGGGAGCCCCGTGGGCCTGAGGCCGGTATCGGTCCAACTCCAGGCGCCCCCCTCGTCCAGCCAGTTGGCGCCGGATGGCACCACGGCCCAGCGAGTGATGTTGCCCTCGATGCCGCCCGAGCCGATGGATCGCCCGCCACTCTCCCGCTCGCCGCCGGGGTCCTGGGCCTCAGCAAAGGCCTCGATCACCACCAGATCAGTGGCCCGCTGCAGCCCCTCCCGCAGGCTGGTAGCCGCTGCGGTGGGGCGCCGCCAGAGGAGGCGGAGGTTTGCAAAGGGGGCGAAGGGGGTGGGCATGGGTTAGCGGCGGCCTCTCGCGGCGTAGTCACGCGCAATGCGAGCGTTTAGCCCTGCGGTGGTCGGTGAATTGAGCCGTTGCTCCTGTCTTTTCAGCTCGGCCTTGGATGGTGGCTTTTGCATGTCAAAGGCCCGTTGCCTCGCCGCCTTTGCTGCACGCACGGCCCTGGCCTCAATCTGACGATCCCTGAAGCCTGTGCGGGCGGCCCGAGACATACGACGACCCACGGCCTCAATTCGTGTTGCCTGTGTCAGCAAGTCGTCTGCTGTTTTCGGTTTCTTGGATGACTTGGCCCGCTGAATCTGAATAGGAGTCTCGCCGCGCTGGGTTCTTGGGCTGATAATCCAGCCCTCTTGACTTCCTTGAGTGTGCCTTTGCGCGGTGAAGTTGCCTCCACTAACTTCCGACTTAAATGCGCCTAGCCCTAGCTTATTTCGCTTTGCAGGAGTCAAGGATGAACCAGGGATAAAGTACCCGGTCTGCCCTCTCCCTCGATCAAATGGAACCGCTCCCCGGAGACGGCTCAAGGAGGTCCACTCTTTGCCGTTGATCTTTGGCGCTGACGCCGCCTTGGCCTTGCCGGGCTTGGCCGCAGCAGCCTTCGCCCCCTTCCTCTCCGCAATCGCCCCCACCTTCAACCCCTTCGGCTTCACCACCGTCCCCGCCGGCCGTGCGGCCTTCATACGCCTCGCCGGAGGCGCCGGAACCGTGCTGGTCAGAACCTGCTGGGAAGTGGCTGGCCTCAGGCCACGGCGAGCGCCCCGCTCCCGCTGGATGCGGCGGCTCAGTGCCTGCCGGCTGTCCTTGAGGCCTTGCTTTGCCTCGGCTGCGTTGGCAGTGCCTGGCTTGGCGCTGCTGAGCCGCCGCCGGGCCCCTCTCACCGCGCCCACGTACTCGCTGATCTTGCCGCGATCGGCTGTGGGCCCTGGCCGCATTGCGGGGCGATTGGGGCGAATCACCCTCACCGACGACTTGGCCGCCGCCACAGGCTTGGCCGCCCCCTTCCCGCCCTTCCGAATCACCCCCGCTGGCCCCTTCCCAGCCATCCGCACCGTGGAGGCCGCCCGCGCCTTCCCGAGCCGGTTGGCGCCCCTGGTGACGGCCCCCTTCTGAGCACGCAGGCTGAGCGATCCCCTCAGGCTGCGATCGGCGGGATCCTTGCCGGCCAGCTTGGTGCGGCTGCGGCGGAGGCTCCCACGGGCCCCGAGGGTGCCACCGGTGACCTTGGGCCTGGCCGCTCGCCTGGTGGCCGGCGTGCTGCGCTTGGGCGGTCCGCCGCCGGGGGTCGAGGCAAAGCGCCCGCCGTTGTCGCGCACGTAGCTGGTGCGTCTGCCTCTGCTGCCGCCGCGGGCCATGGGATCGGGGTCTACTGCTCGCAGTTTTCCCGTGGTCCTGGGCTCACTTCATCGGCTTGGCCTTCTTCCCGCCCTTGGGTTTCGCCTTGGACTTGGCGGCCTTCTTGCCGGCCTTGGGCTTACCGGGCATCCCGCCGAAGTAAGGCATTCCACCTGCTGGCATGGTTTGTGAGCAGCTGCCCGCAGTTTTCCCGCTGGATCCGCCAAGCCACGCACGCCGCTCACGCGGAGGCCTCCAGCATCGGGGCACCTGACGACGCCAACCAAGCCCTTATTTTTAGCCACCTATCAGCACAATAAAAGGGCTGTGATTGATACCACTGCCACACATCACAGTGATTCTTAGAGCCATTGCAGGGAGCGCAAGCCGGGATTAGGTTGGATCGCTGCGTTGTGCCGCCGTTTATCTTGGCGACAACATGATCGAGGGTGATCTTGTCAGGCTGGCAACCGCAATAGGCGCAACAACCATCCCACGCCTCAATAATTCCCCGCCTGAATCGATGCTTGGTGACACGCTTGGAAAGAAGCTCGGACCCTTCAATTTGGTGGTGAGACACGGGTTTGCCGTGAGGGTGTGCTGATCAGAGGTGCGGCGGGCGATGGCGCCCCTGCTCAGCTCCTCAGCAACATCCCCGCGCCGCTCATCCCCTGAGGGGCGATCCGGGGCGCGTTGAGGGCCGTGGCGATCCGGTTGATCAGCGCTTGGGTCCGCTCGTCCCGCTGCCCCTGTGCCGAGGCCCTGGCGCCGCCGCCGAACTTGTAGCGGGCCTTTAGGAGGGAGGTGTCCCACGCCAGCTTGCCGGCCTGATTCAGCTGCTCATCCCGCGTGGGCGAGGTGCCGGGGATCGGGCCTTCGTATTCCTCGGCGTTTCCGAGGTGAGCAGTGCCCGCGTCAACCTCATCGGCTTGGATCTCCTCCAAGTTCACGATCTCGTCCAGCCACGCCTGGATCTGCGTCACGGTGCTGGGGCTGTGCGTGGCGACCGCGTTCATCTGCTGGGTCAACTCCACCAGGCTCCCCTCAGTGGCGGGCCAGCCGATGTAAGTCCTGATCAGGTCCCGATCGTTGCGCGTGCTGGTGGCCGTGGGGCGCCAGAGGGGGTCAGGGGCGAGCATCGGCGGCGCGGGTCAGGCTGCCCTGAGTTTTCCCGCCGCCGGATCTTCCAGGCCCTTGCGGGCCCCATGGAGCGTGCCCAGCCAGTACCGGCCCTCGGGGTCCAGGTTGGCGGTCAGCAGCCGCAGGATCTGCTCCCCCTCCGGGTCATCGGCCACGGCTGTGAGCATCCGTAGGCCCTGCCGCGCTGCCGGGCCATCGCGGCGGAGCACGGCGACGCTGAGGCCCTGGAACAGGCGGAGCGTGGGGGAGCGGTCGGGCATGGGGGCATTCAAGCCGTACCTGAGTTTTCCCGCTACGGAGGGGGTGCCGGTCGGATCACCATCGGCCATCCAATACCGCCCGGTTGCGCATTCGCGTGTAGTGGGCCAACGACCGCTCTTGATCCGACTGTCCAGCGTCAAGCTGCCGCACGCGATCACGGAGTAATCGGCGGCATTGCAATAACTGCTGAGCAACACACCATCTTTCATAAGGGTTATTGCGCTTAAGATTTACCGCTGGCGTGGCAAGCTGAAAACCGCAAGACCGGCCCGACAGCGAGTCAAGTCGCATTCGCCATATCACTTCACCATCACGGAAAAGCTTGCAAACGGAAAACCGTGATTTCGCTGTCATCAATAATCCTCTGTTGATGGGTTGATTAGTGCTCGCTTGGCCCTGAACCGTGCTTGCCGTGCTGCTCGATCGGCTCGCCCTTCGGGGGTGAAGCGCTCCCAGCAGCGGGAGCAGTGGAGGCCGTGGCGCCCGTCGTGCGTGGTGGTGCAGCCGAGGCGAAGCGGCCCCGGCCATCACGGGCATAGGTGCGGCGGGCGGATCTTCGTGCCAAGGTGCTGACGGTGCTACCGCAGTTTTCCCGTCAGGGCTTGGGTCTTCTCACGCGGCTGCGGCGGCGGGCGGCAGGGTTCGGCGAGAGGCCCATGGCCTCGCGGTAGGCCCGCATCACCTGGAAGTCGTAGCGGCGGCCGGTGCGAAGGCCGGCGTAGGTTTCGGCGATGAACTCGGCGGGGTTGGTGGTGGCGTATTGGCTGACCCTTTTTGCGAGGGAGCGCTTCCCCTCGCCTTTGTCATAATAATTGTTGAACCATTGATTCATGCCGCCACTCCAGCCGTACTCTTTTTTAAGCCTTGGATCCTTGGTGTGACCAATTTCGTGATGTATTGGCCCCAGTGGGCTTGATGTAGATAAATGCCCGCTTCGGCGTGCATCTATTGCTCTTTTGGCAGGATTTTTCCAGAACCCTGACAGTTGATTCAACTGTGCTCTTTGTCTCGCCGGCACTGGCATTGCCCCGCCATCCCGACTCCAAATACTCCCCCCGAAACTTGTGATCACACGAGCGATTGCCTGCCCTCCCCTGCGCTTTCCTTGCTTGTAAAGGCCAAACTCAGTCCCCAGTTTAGCCGCCTCCGCCAAGGCTATCTGTATGTTTTTCATCTTGACTTTATCCTTGGTCCCAAACGGGTTCCGGCTTCTTGCTGGCCGCGCCATCGTGTTCACCGGCCGCGCCACCGCATTCATCAGCTCCCCAGGCATCAGGCGGCTGCTTGCGGGCGCTTTTGGCGCCGCCGTGCTCCGCTTCCGGGCTACCGGCGGCTTCCGGGCAGGCTTGGCCGCCTGAGACCGCCTGGGCGCCGTGGGCTTGGTTGCGGGCTTCTGCGCTGACTTGACCTTCTTGGTGATCGCCCCCGGCCTGAGGTCTTTGGGCTTGGCAACGGTGCCGCCCATGCGGGCCAGTCGAGCGGTGCGTGTTGGGCGCTTGTTGCCCACTGGCGTCCTTAGTCGCCCACCCCTGGCTGTTGCGCCTTGGCCGTGGCTAGTGAACCGCCCGTAGTTGTCGCGGCTGTAAGTCCGCCCTTTCCTGCCGCCCGCCACTGAAAGCCCTGCTACTGCAGCAGTTTTCCCGCTTCCTCTTGAGCACCCCTACCCCACCGGCACCGGCGCCCGCTCAATCCCTGGATACTGTCGCCGCTCGCTGGGGGAGGGCTTGCGCACGGCCTCCTCCAGCACCTGGGAGGCACGGGCGAAGGGCCAGCCCTTATCGGCTCCACCCTTGGCGGCGGCGAACTCCTCGGCCACGGCCTTGCGCGAGCGCTCCCAGTAATCCTCCCGCAGCAGGATGGCCCTGAGGGCGGGGTCTTTCTCTTCTACCGCCTCTGAAGATACTGGAGATAGGCTACATCTACATCTTGGATGAAGCGTGCCCACCATCTCGTCCAGCCGGTAGATCCGGCCATGGCGCGAGGCGCACACCGCGCACGTCCGCTCATCCTTGGTGGCGATCCACCGGGCATAGCCGAACCCATTGCGGGCCGCCGTTGCCTTCTGGGCGCCCACGTAGGCGTTGGCCAGCTCCGATCGGGCGATCAGCTCTGCCCGCTGCTCCAACCCCATGCGGTTGTTGAGCCCCTGCGGATCCCTGGCCCCCTGCAGTGCCGTCCTGATCTCCCGCTCCAGCACGCGGGGGGCCTTCCCGCGGCCGATGCCATCAGTGACGATCCGGGCAATGTTGTCCCTGAAGCTCTCCACCTCGCCCCTGATGTAGGCGCTGGCGGTGCTGGCGGCGGCCTCCACGGCGGCCCTGCTGGCGCCCACGAACACCCCCTGTGCGGTCGCGTCAGGGTCGGCGGTCTGCGCGAGCTGCTGGCCCAGATCACCGCCGAGGGCCACCGCCTCGGCGAAGTCTTCTCGGTAGCGGTTCTGCAGCCACTGCAGCTCTCGATCGGAGGCGAAGGCCTGGGCGAGCTCCAGGAGCTTGCGGAACTTGGCCGAGCCATCGGCGATCGAATAGGACCCCGGCTGGCGGGTCACGCCATCGGCGCTGGGCTGGTCCGGGAGATTGGGGTCCACGAACTGGCCGTAGTACCGGCGCAGATCCCGCAGGGTGCGGACCAGGGAGCGGCGCAGGGCCGCCTTGGTGTTGGTGGTGGCCCGATCGCCGATCGCGTCCAGGGCGGCGGCGTAGTCGTCGGCCAGCTGGAGTTGTTGGTCGCCGATGGTGGCCATGATCAGGGCTTGCGGGGCTTCTGGCGCTTGTTTGTCTCTTGTGTTTGTTGCTTTGCTTTATCTCTTAGCTGCTTGATTGCGTTTTGCTGCTGCCTTATTGCAATCCTTGCGCCAATATACCTATCAGCCCTGTTCATTGATGCGTTAGAGCGTCTTTCTTTTGCTTTGCGTGATTGCTTTCTATTTTGTCCAATTTCCCCCCATAAGCCGAATTTAACAACGGGATCAGCTTCATACACTTTTTTTGCTGTAGCTTCTTCGCGTTGCAGTGTCGTGAGCTGCTTGCGAGCGTTGCGGATCTCAGTCGCCAGAGACTTGCGCTGATCTGTGCCGCGACCATAGCCATACTTTGCGGGATCGTAGCTTAGTTCAATTTGCTTAAGCCTTTTTGAAGCTCTTCTTAGTGATTCCAGCTGCTTATCAGCCTTTTGCCCTCTTGCGATCAGTTTAAGGTAGCGAGGGCTAAAGCCGCTTGAGGCTGGGGTGTTATCGCGATTCTTGGCGTTTTCGACTTTCCTGATTTCATCCAAAACGGCGGTTAATTTGGCGGTGATTTTCCCCTTAGCCGCGCTAATTCTTTCTTTGGTTAGCGGCTTTTTCTGTTTGCCGGCGGGCTTCTGTCGCTTGGCTGCCAGTGCCCCCGGTTTCATCCCGCGGGGCTTGGCGATGGTGCCCCCTTGCCGGCCGCCCTTGATCCGATCGCCCGGCGCTGGCTCCAGGAGCGACCGATTGCCGCCGGCTCGGACCTTGGCCCTGGCAATCGTGGGGCCGTAGCCCCGCGTCATCGCACGCTCTAACGCCCTAAATCTCTGTTTAGCGTTAGCGGCAGCGGTACGTGTTTTCTCGCCTTTCTTGATCTTTTTCTCTAGGCGGTCATAGGCGGCCTTCGCCTTTCTCGCCTCAGCGCTACCTGGCTTTGAAAGTTGAAGAATGCCCGCCTCAGCGGAGGCTCTGCTGATGTTTCTCTTGTTTCTCCCCTGTGCTTTGTCCACTGCCGCGATGGCGCGTTGCATGTTGGCTTGGGCCCGTGCCAGTGCCCGCGCCACCTGCCCCTTGCGAGGCGTGCCCACGGGCGGCTTGACGCGCTGCCGGGTGGCCGTGACACGCTTCGGTGCGGTGGGTTTGGGCGGTGCAGCCTTTGCCGCAGCCACCTTCCCCCGCGCCTTCCCTCCCCTGCTCAGCACCCCCTGAGGCGCCCCCTTGAGGCGATCGGTCTGCCTGGCCCTGAGGTTCCCCGCCCCGGTGCGCAGCCGTCCTCCGCGGGCTGTGGCGCCATTGCCGCCCACGCTGGTGATGCGCCCGGAGTTATCCCGCGTCAGGCGATTGGTGCCGCGGCTGGCCCGCTTGGCAGGCGGTCGCTTGGGGGCGCCGCCGCCTGGCGTGCTCGCAAACCGGCCGCGACCATCCCGCACGTAGGACGTTCGGCGGGATCCCTTGGGCATGGCTACTGCAGTCTCTGCAGCAGTTTTCCCGTCAGCTCAGCGGCAACCCCTGCGCGTCCACGTCGTCCCCTGCAAGCTCGTCCGCCCCCGGCACCGGCGGGTTCATCAGTGCCCGCTGCCGTTCATCCTCGGCAGCCAGATCGGCGGCCTCCTTCTGGCCATCGGCACCAGGGCGCAACATGCCCCGCTTCTGCGCCAGGTGCGTGACCGTCTCGCGCATAAGAAGGCCCTTGTCGTAGAGCGTGCCGGCCAAGGTCAACAAGGCATCGTCCACGGGCTTGTCGGTGACCCCTGGCAGCAGGTCAAGGCCCGCGCCGGGCTGGGGCAGCTCGCCGGTGAAGGCCCCCCAGAGCTGGAAGAGGCTCTCCCAGGCGCTGCTCTTGCTCTCGGCCATCGCGGTGATAGTGGCCTGCAGTTGGGCTCCCTCCAGCTCGGCCTGGGTGGCGGTGCGCTCACCACTGCCGCTGAACAGGAACGACAAGGTGCTGCGATCAATCAGCTTCTCGATCCCCTCCAGGTGCGCCAGGTGTTTGTCGAGGCTGTTGCCTGAGGGTTCGGCAAACTCCAGGCCCTCCCCGGATCCGGCGTTCGGGAACTCCACCACGCTGTTCGGCCCCAGCATCAGCGGCAGGGGCTCGCCATTGGGCCCAGCCATCCGGCGCCCCTTCACCACGGCCACCGGCAGAGCGCACCGGTGCAGCAGCTCCTTCAGGTCGGAGTATTCGCGGAACCAGTCCAGGGTGAGGTTCGCCAGGCTCAGCAGCGGCAGGCCGCCCTCCCCGAAGCCGTCGCGACTGACGCCATACCAGACCACCGGCGGGCTCTCCAGCACCTCGCCCCTGGGCCCGGTGAAGGTGCCCTCCTGCGGGCGCCCGTCGGCATCGACGGCCGCCTGGATGTTGTATTGAGCCGTGACCCCCTTGCCGCCGTTGCCGGTGATCTCCAGGAGGCGCCAGCTGCCGCCCTTCATCACCCGGTATCGGGGCTCCAGCTTGACGCCGTAATCCCCGTCTTCTACCTCGTGCCACTCCAGGATCGTGACTGCGATCGGCACCCGCCGTCCGCCCCGCTTGACGGTCCGCCAATTCAAAACGTTCCGGCGCTCGGCGGCTGAGAACGTGGGCCGGCGGCCTTGGGCCCGCTCGTCCGCCCTGCTCCCAGGTGTCCCCTGCGGCGCGTCGGCCATCAGCAGGCAGCCGCCATCCCGGAGCACCAGGGCATCGGTGCCGAGGCCCCAAGCCTTCAGGCTGTTGCCCTCGCCATCGATGTCCTGGGCCGCGTCGAGGAGGCCCTGCTGCACCCCTCGCAGTTGGTAACGGCTCAGCACCCCCGCGAAGGCGCTCACGCCATCCTTGAAAAAGCTCGGATAGCTGCTGCGCCCCACCCGCGCCTCATAGGCCTGCCGGGGTTCACCGGCCTCCTTTGGCAGGTGGCGCTTCTTTGCATCACCTCGCAGCAGATCCCAGCAGTCAGCGACCAGATCGAGGTCGCGCATCACCTCCCGTAACTTCGGGTGCTGGAACGACGGCAGATCGCCCTTATTGCTTGGGTGGCTGATCTGCTGCTGCTGCACCGGTGCCTAGTCCTTCTGGCCCAGTTTTCCCGCTTGCGTGGGGGTCGTGACAGGCACCAAACAGATCCAATTGCTCCGCCACCTGCAGGATCTCAACCGGATCCGTGATGCGCCTCCCCGCCCTGCCCGCGGGGCCTCCAGCCCCGTCAGGCACAACCAGGGCCAGGGCCTGCTGCTCTGGCGCCGGCTTCATTCGCTCGCCCCAGATGATGCCCTCGGCGTGCCTCAGGAACTGCCCGTGGGGCATCCGTGCCACCTGGCGCCGGGGCTGGGCATCCCAGGCCGTTTCCAGCATCTGCCGATCCGCCCACCGCAGAGCGGCATGGGCCTCGTCTGCGATCCGCAGCACCTCGTTGAGCTCGTCGTAGCTCTCGATCTCGTCCCACGGGACAGGCTCACGGTTGGCGTGGAGGGCCTCAGGGTCAAGGAGCCGTGTGGCCCCCTGTGCCTCAAGGATCGCCGTCACCTCCTCAGGCGCGAGCCCGGTGGCCTCCACCACGGCCGAAAGGGTGGCCCCATCAGCGGCGAGGCGCCGCACCGTGGGTGCCACGTCCCTCCACTTATCGGGGAACTTCACCCCGGAGCTGTGGCCCCGGTCCCGCAGCCACTGGGCCATGGCCCCGCGGATGAAGGGCACCACGCACGTGCTCAGGGCATAGGGGCGGCCGGTGGCCGGGTTGAGGCGTTCGGGGTCGTACCGGCGGCAGCCGTTCAGCAGGCCTCTGGCGGCCACCAGGAAGAGGTCGTCAAACGGCATCCGGGTGGACCGGGCCATCCGGTTGGCCATTGCCGTGGCAAGCATGAGGTTGTCGGCCGCCAGTTGCTCCGACCATGCCGTTGGCGGCGGGAACCCGTTGAGGCGGTCCAGATCAGGACACGGGTCAGGCCTGACCTTCTGGCTGCGGGCGGCCCTGAGGCGCCGGGTGGTGGTGGCCATGCTCAACGCACCGGATTTGGGCCTGTTTGTTGTCCCATTATTGCATCAGTGAATGCTTAGGCGCCATAGCCATAGCTCACTGTAGAGAAACTGATGGGACCAGAGCTGGAGAGATAGATCAAGAGCTGACTTGTGCTGTCCACAATGTCATCGAACGTTGCTGCGGGGAATTGCAATAACTGATCTTTGACCACATTGCTCCAGGGGGCGGAGCGAGGCAGGAACACCCGGCCGTTGTTAAACTCCACGCTGGCAGCATTGGCGCGGGATTCCTTGCCGCCCATGTCACCGACCCCGGCGGCCACCACCTGATAGCCATGGGCGCCCTGCGTGAGGGTTTTGATCACTGCAGCACCGTTGGCTTTTTTCTCAATCACCAGCTCCCCGAAGCGGTGCCGGGTGTGCATTGAGCGGATCATGCTCACCGTAGCGGGAAAGTCCAAGCGCTCATTCACCAGATCCAACAACCAGGTGCCCTGGATTGTCTGCCCCCACAGGGTCATCGCCACCATGTCGCTGCCGGCGGTGTCGTCAAAGGTGCAATCAACCGACAGGATCCGGCGGATGAAGTGCGTCGGCAGCTCGGGGTCGTCGGGCTTACCGGGCCAGGCCGGGCAGCCGTAGAACCGCATCCGATCCAGGAAGAAAACGGTCCCCTTCCCGGCGCTCGGCCGCTGCTGATAGATCGACTCCCAATCCCGATCTGGCGTGTTGGCCCTCTTCCGCTTGATCCATCGCTCATCAAAACGATCGGGGTCCAGGGCCTCGCCGGGCTGGCGGTTGTCGGCCTCGCGGGTGACGGTGGCCGGTAGGGGCTTGATGTCGTTGGCGGGCACAGCCGCGATCGGGAGGGAGACCACGTGCCAGCGCTCGCAGTCGTCTTCGAGGCCCTCCTTCTCCAGTTCTTCGTTCTTGGTCAGCAGGTAGCCGATCAGATCGGCCTCATGCCAGCGGGTGTGAACCACCACCACGCCGTTGCCGGGCTCCTCACGGGCGCTCAGCACCGAATCCCACCAGTTGTGAACCTGCCGGCGGAAGGCCGCCGATTCGGCCTCTTCCCTGCCCTTGATCGGGTCATCGATGAACAGCCAGTGCCCTGGCTTGCCGGTGCCCTTGCCGATGCCTGCAGTCCAGATCGTTCCGATCCCATCGGAAGTGCCCCATTCCTCCTTCCCCGAGCGGGTGGGACTCAACGGGCCACCGCTGGCGGCGAAGTAGTCGCGGGCATTCTCGGAGAACCCCACCGCCAGATCCTGGGTCTGGCAGCAGATGCCTCCTGAGCGATCGGGGAACCGCCGCAGGCAGTAGCCGGGCAGGAACCGACTGAAGATCGTGCTCTTCCAGTGCCTCGGGGGGAGCTCCACCATCAGCCGCGGCAGGTCGCCATCGGCGAAGCGCTGCGCCATGGCGATCAGCCGTTCTGTGTGAGGCGTAAACGGGAAGCGCGGGAAGCTGTCGGCGATGTACTCGCGGAAGCTCTTGGTGTAGGGCTCCGCCGCCGCCGGAATTGCCGCCTCTGCGGCCCTGGCCTCCTGCATCTCCCGCATCGCAGGGAAGCCGCCCCAGTCGTGGTAGGCGGCGTGGTGGAGGAGGTTTAGGGGCATCAGGGGCGGGGTTCAGTGACTACAAAGCCCGTCATCCCCGTAGCCGCAGATTTCCTCCGGGGTGCGGTCGTCAAGCACTGGGAGGGGCGGACGATCCCGACCCCACTGACCAAACCCGATGTGGAGCCACTGCTTGCGCTCAACCCTCAGCGGCGCGAGCCAGAAGCCGTGGCGGCGGATCAATGACAGGCTGGGATTGAGAAGATGCAGGGTGCCAAGCAGCCGAAACAATGCAACGATCGGATGGGCCCTACCCTCCCCCCAGGGGACCCTCCTGATCACCTCCCCAGTCTCCGGGTTGCACGCGAACACATTGCCAATCCTGCGCCCGGTGCGGTCGTAGACGGTGGCGCCGTTGGGGTACTGCGTCCAGATTTCAGAGGCGTAGGTCAGCATCGCCCGTGGTGGTGAAGGGGGTTGGGGGCGGTGTCATCACCCGCATTCAATAGCAACATACTCAGCAGCTTCTGAGTCGCTTTTGGTTACCGAAAGGCCGTGGTAGCCACCGTGCAATCTTCCACCTGGGGCGTATACGTGCCTCTCTTTGCAATAAAGCTGAAAGGCACGGCTACCTAGGATGACTTCAGCAGGCTCAAGATCCCTTTGCTCAACCTCAGTGAGAAGCTCGTCTAGCCGTTCGCTGACCAGCCTCCCGGATGACAGCCGCTCGCTTTCATCGGCAGCCCGCAGCAGCTTGTGGGCGTGATCCATGGCGACGGCCAGCGGGTCATCCGCTGCGGGCTCCATCTCCCACCCGTCAACAGCATCGGCTAGCTGCTGCAGGGCGGCGCGAAAGTCGGGTTCAGGCATGGTCTGTGGTAGCGGCGGTAAAATGTAAAGCAATCAATCAAAACGGATTTCAGCGTAGTTTTTGCGAAGGGATGAATTACAGACTGTGCCTGTAACTACTTTACCGGTCGCAGCTGTTGCCCTAAAGTCAGTAGCAAAGAATGCGGCTCGGCACCTAAGCCAATTATGGCCCCTTATCTCAATGTCTATAAAGCCAGCCTTCTTCAACGATCGCAATGCTTGATCTGGAGCGGTGCAGCCGGTCAAGGCCAGAGCTAGAGCTGCGGCGATCAGGAATTTGGTCACGGTTTCTCTGGTGGTGAAAGCAATAATCAAGTCAATCAAACTCTAGCCAACGTCACCCCTGCAGGCTGGCCCTGATACTTTCCATCCCCATAGGGCTGGTCGCAGGGCATACCCTCATAAAACAGGGCCTGACAGATGCCTTCATTCGCGTAGATGCGGCAGTCGGAGCCGCTGCTGTTGCTGATCTCCAGGGTGAGGTGGCCCTCCCAGCCGGCTTCGCCTGGGGTGAGGTTCACGATGATGCCGCAGCGGGCATAGGTGCTCTTGCCGATGAACTGGGCGGTGACGTTGGATGGGAGCTTGAGGTAAGGGATTACTGCCCCAAGGCCGTAGGTGTGGCCGGGGAGGATGAAGTAGTCACCATCCCGTTCATCATGGTGCAACTCTGCGTGAGCCAGGCAGCGGTCATCAAAGTTCTTGGGGTCAACGATCAGGCCAGGGACATGCCGGAAGATGCGGAAGTCCTTAGGCGAAAGCGTGAGGTCGTAGCCGTAGGAGCTGGTGCCGTAGCTGATTACTGGGCGCTGGAAGTGGCCATAAGGGGCATGACCTGGCAGTGGGTTTTCTACGCGCCGCACTTTGCCCGGTTCAAACGGGCTGATCATGCCCTTCTCCGCAAGCTGGCGGATGCGCCAATCAGGGATAGGGCCGGCCGGGTGAGGATTACGGATTGTGCCGATGCCAGGGAAAAAGGCTTCTTGCTGCTCGGGTGTGGTAGTCATGGGCGGCGAAAGCGTGCGGGCTTGCGGCGGTTGATGATGGCTCGGGCACGGGCGAGGGCCTGGCGTGGCGTGAGCCAGGGATTGAACCCGGCAGGGGGCTCCGGGCTGTGGGGCGTCTTCGCCACGCCAGATCGTGCTGACTCGCCCTCAGGCTTGATTCGAGGGAACAGGATCACCGCGATAGGGATGCGGGGCGGCGGAGATTGCTGCGGCATGAGACCAAGGCAAAGGGTGGTTGTTCTGTGGCTATCTTGACAGGGATTAGCTCATCCCGCACGCGGGTCATACAGTTCACATTCGGCTGCAAAGCCTGGGTTACTGGCTTTCGCCTCCGGCACCTCGTCCTTGCAAGGGCTTGCTCCCCCACGCCAGCGGCTGCAGTCAAAGCATGAGGGGCCAGTCCTGGCACGCTGCCGCGGGATCTCCGGCCACAGCCCGGCGTGCGTGTCGCCGCGGCGAACCGAGCACACCGCCTCATGGGAGCAGCCCAGCTGCTTGGCCAGGCTGCAGCTGCTCAACGGCGACAGCAGGATCAGGCGCACCTCCTCGGGGCTCAGCGGGCGGCGCTGCTTCTTCTTGGGTGGCGACTGGTTGCGCTCGCCCTCCCAGACAGTCCACCGATGCTCACAGCCGTGGCACCGATACCGGCGGCGGCGGCGGCGGCCATCTTGATTCAGTCGGGTGTCAGCCGTTCGGAAGCTGTGGCCGTGGCATCTTGGGCATTCGGCTGGAGGGGTGTTCATGGATGCACCGATTGCCCGGCCCCAGGCAGTGGCTCCCATACCCGTGGCTGATTGCTGAATGTCGGCAGCGATGCGCCACTGCCGTTGCCGGTGACTTCCTGCTCAACAGGCGGCACGTCATCGGCAGCAACCAACACGGTTGGCGGGCGGCACCCCACCCCGTCGAGCCAATCGGCCACCTGGGACGAGCCCCCGTGGCACTCCCTGAGAATGGCGGCCAGTTCGTGGGCAACGGCGGCGGAGTCGCGGCGGCAGCGATTGCAGATGTAGCCAGTGACACACATACCAGTCCCTGGGTCTTTGACGCTGCACACGGCCAGGGCCAGGCGGTCGGCAGAGGTGATGGCGGCTGGTGCCGGCCTAACGGCCCATGGCGCGGCTCCTTGCGGGGCTGGCACGTGAAGCCGCTGATACTGCCAGGATCCGTCAGCGCTTTGACGGGCGGCTGAGTTTGCGGGAATGATGGGAGGGGGTTTAGGCATTAGGGGACTCCAGCTCTGTGGCCCAGGCTTCCAGATCCGAAACCCGGACGACCGCGATCTTTCCGTCCTCGGGGTCAACTAGGTACTCGCCGTGGTCTGTGGCAGCGCGGAGGGCGGCGGCAGCGACTAAGCGGGGAGACGATGGCTGGGAGTGAGCCGTATCGTCAATATCAAGGGCGGCGGGGGAAAGTGGTTTGTTCATGTCTCTGTGAATAAAAACAGGGTAAGAAAAAACAACGCAAGCCCGAATAAAAGTGCAGGCTGGAATAAATTGCTGACCGTGAAAGGAATCACGGCACACAATAGATAGAGCTGCTTGTTGCTCACGATTGCACCTCCCCGGCCCGGGGCAAAGGAATGGCGCTGGCGGGGAGCCAGTGGGAGTGATAAGGCCGCAGATTGCCCATCCAGAGCGAAATCCAATTCGGGAATGGTGTGACCGACCGTGGCATGAGGACCCAACACCTCCCCTCTGCATCGCAATCCCCTCCCTCTGACTCGGGGCGCGGGTCCGGCAGCCGCTCGCTCACCGCCACCGGCACCACCGCCGAGGCGTGCGCGGATAGCTGCTGGAGCAGGGTGGCGGCGCGTTCGCGCTCCGATAGGAGCGGAATGGAGTACCAATCTCGCAGTCGCCTCACCAACTCCTTCACCTCCCCCACCTCCGGCGCAGGCGGGGCGACTGGGACGACACAGGAGCAGGCTCCTGGCGTCGGGCAGCCTCGGGACTCAATCGCTACCGGCTGGCCTGGCGGGGTCTCGCGCAGCCACGCGGCAGCGTGATCGGCTAGCTGGCGCACCTCGGCAACGGTTATTCCTACCGAATCATCCAGTCGGGCCAGCTTCTCCAGCAGCCGGCGAGCAGCAAGGGACTCGGCGGGTTTGTCGGGCGCGGGCCCCTGCGCGGGCGGAGTGGCGGGGCGGCCATTGCGATCAGCGGCGATAGCGCGGGCTTGGGCCCAAGCCAACTGCTCAGACGAGTCCAGGGATCCCCACTGGTTGTGTTCATCGGCCTGAGCATCCCACTGGGTCCGCAGCTCATGCTCTGAATAGGGGCCGGGCGGGATCTGCTCTGACGTGGTTGCAAGGGCAATAAGGCGGGGGTCGAAGTTGGACGCTTCCAGCGCTGGCGAAGTGGCGGGGCGCCCCCAGCGGGCGAGGGCGGCGCGGGCTTCATTCCATCCGTCTTCAACTCCCTCGCGCCATGCGCTGCGGTATTGCATCGCCATGGTCGTAAAGATGTTTGGGGGATTGGCTGGCAGCAGGTCTGCTGCGCTCGGCCCCTCCCCCTCCGGCTGGGCCAGGGCGGTGGGGCGAGCAGCCAGCACAGCCCGGAGACCCCGAAGGTGGATCTCATCGGCGGTGCCGCCCTCGGCGCTGCAGGCCTGATAAAAAGTCTTTAGCAGCTCCAGATCTTCCCCCTGGTGCTCGCGGTCGATGTAGTTGGCCGGCAGGGTTGGTGGGGCGGTGGGCAGCATGGGCGCCAGCAGCGGGCTGGCTGGGTGGCTCAGGATCGCCTCGGCGAGTTCAGCGGCTGACGCGATCATCCGGGCGCCGTCAACCTCTCGGATGATCGCGGCCAGCTGGTTGATGTATTCGGGGTTGGTGGTCATGTTGCCTCCTTAATCGGAATGCACAGCCAGCAGCGATGCTGTTCTTTGACGCGGTGACTAGGCCTTTCTGGGTCAGGTTCCCAGGTTGTACGCGCCTCCATCAATGGAAAGTCAGCACCTTTAAACCCAAAACTAGTAAAAATGTCACCTTCAAATGATGCCGTACCAAATAGCACAAGCTCAGGGTGCCGAGCGCGAATCACGGCCCAGACTTCTGCGCTTGTTTCGACTTTTCTGTAGTCACTCATTGGTCGGCCTCCTGCTCCAGTTGCTCTGCGTGTGGGCAGGACGCCTTGAATCCAAAAAATGAATCATTAGTCATGCTCCAAAGGCATGAGCTGCCGCAAACAATACATTCAAGCATTTCATCGTTGATACAACCGCGAACGCGACTAATTGTTGGGCCACCATTAGCGGCGCAGTCGGCAGGGATGTGGCTCATTGGTCGGCCTCCTCACGCAGCTTGCGCTCTGTTCTTTGCAGCCACAGCTGACCAGCCCACAGTTTCACCACGCGAATCACGGCGCGGGCGCAAGAGAGGTCAGTGCCAGCTGGCAGCTCGCGCAGCACTTTCTCTGCCAATCCCCCGGCAGGCGCGGCCGGCGGGGCGGGCTCCCGCAGGTTCACATAGCCCCTGGCGTCCATCGGGGCATCGATGAGGCGTTGCATAGGGGCGGGCAGCGCGCCTGGTGCCTGGGCGGCGCCGTGCTGGCGGCCGAGGTCGTGAAGAGCGCGAAGGCCAGCAGCTGCCGCGCCATTGATGCCGGATCCCGCTTGCAAAGCCTGCTCAACCGCCTGCGCATAACAGCGCACCAGTTCATCCTCCGCCACCAGCGGGTCAGCACTGGGGACCATTTCCGTGGCAGCAGGAAAATGGTCGGCGGCTTCCGCACTGAGCAGCGCATTGCGCAGTGTGGCCTTCGGGGCAGCCTCGGGGGTGGGGGGAACCAGCTCAACTGCACCGGGGATCGGCCGTGCCTCCAGCGACTCCACCCGCTCCAGCAGGTGCAGGAGCAGCAGGTCATGGGCGTTCCCGTCAGCGGCGGTTCGGCGCAACCGGGTCAGGGTCTCGGGGTCAAGCATCACAAAAGCACGAAAGATTGTTATTCATTCAGCGAATACGCTGAACCGAACAAGGCGCCTGCCTCGACGGCAGGACAAGCAACGGGGCTAAAAGAATCGCCGCAAGTAAGCCTACGGTGAAACCAGCAGCAAACCACGCTGCGGTAATAACCCTTCCGTAAGATTTTGGAGGGTCAGCCAGTATTACGAAGGGAGGCTCCTTCATTGCTCCTCCCGGAACAGGCGGCGCAGCTCCACGGCGCTGGGGTGGCCCCAGGGGAGGGCGGAGCGCTGAAGCGTGGCCGCCGCCAATGCGAGATCAGGCGCAAGGCGTGGGCGTGGTGCGGGCCTGGGATCGGGCCTTGGCGGTGGTGGAGCACAGGGCGCCATGGGTTCGCTGGTTGATGACTGGATAAGCATACCCATTAACTGCCTGTCTGAACAGGGATTAACCCAGCCAATATCCGAGCCACCTCGCGACCCTCCAAAACCCGGCCGTACCGGGCCTGCAGCAGCAGGCTCAGTGTGTACGGGTGCTGGCCGGGGTGCTCGCGGGCGATGGTGACCACCATCTCGGCGGGACTTGAGGCGCTCACGGCTGGCCCTTCTTGAGGTTGAAGGCTTCTTCCAGGATCTTGTGGACCCCGATCGCATCGCCCCAGTGGGTCCGGCCGCCGTTGGCGAGGGAGTGCATGGCCTCGCAGAGCTTCGCGTACTGGGGGATCAAGTCCTTGATCGTGGCGGCCACCATCGTGGCCTCGGGGATCTGCATCTGGGCCCGCAGGCGCCCTCGAAGCTCAATGGACGCGCCCAGCTCGCTCTGGAGGGACTGCACCAGGGGGAACAAGCTGTAGGCCTGCATCGCCATGCCGTAGCCGATCGCGTCGTAGACCTGCCGGTAGCGAGACAGGGCTTGCATGTGGGTTTCGGCCAGGTCGTTGCTGAGCCCCAGGCCGAGCACTTCGGGGTCCACGGACTGGGCGGTGCTGGCCGGAGGAGGCGGAGGGGGTGGCGGCGGTGGCGGTGGCGGGGCTGCAGGGGATGGCGGTGCTTTGCTTGGCCCCTTTTGAGCCGGCGCCCGTTTGGTGACGCCTCGGGATTGATCCCATGCACTGGCTCGGGCTTTCCAGTCGTATCTGGCGGCCATCTGGTTGATCGTTTGCCGTGAAACCCCTAGGACCTTGGCCAGGGCAGTCAGGCTTCGACCGGCCCCCATTTCCAGGTATTGCACGAATCGGTCGTAGGCCTCGGCGCTCTCGCTGCCGCCATTGGCGCCTTGGTTTTGATCCCAGATCGCCACCAAGGGAACCTCTGTTCAGATCGGGATTCTAGGTGCCACAAGGCAAGGTGCAGGCAAGGCCAGGGGCAACAGGCAAGGCAGCCCCATCGCGCCACCCCGATCCAGACAAGGGCCGGAGGCGGTAGGGTGGCCCGTACCGGAGGCCCAGCAGCAGAAAACCCGACCTTGCGGCCGGGTCCTCCGTGATCGCCTCCCCCGAAGCTTGACCGGCAGAAAGGGGAGGGGATCAGTTATCTCCTACCTCTGAATTCTACATGACAAACGAGTACGCGGGGCAGATGCCCCCATTTACGGCTCTGCCGAATTGGCTGAGGGGCAAGACCTCCCCATTGGAGCTGGCGGTCATGTGGTGTCTGCAAAGCCACTTCCCGAACATTCACCCAGGCCTTGAGCTGCTGCACGAGGAGGCCGGGATGGCCAAGAGCACGCTCTGCTCAGTCCTCATAGGCCTTGAGCGTAAGGGCTGGGTCAGGCGCCAGCGGGCATTCCTGGAAAACGGGCGGAGCACTTCAACCCGCTATCGGCTGACGATCTGGGACACGCATTGGCAGGTTGAGGCCGAGCAGCCCGCCTGGAGTGTCCGGGAGGCGGACAGTACGGAGTGTCCGGGAGGCGGACAGTTGAAGGTGTCCGGGAGACGGACAGTGAGTGTCCGGGAGACGGACAGTGAGTGTCCGGGAGACGGACAGGAAGAAGATAAATCTAAGAAGATTAAATCTAAGAAGGCTTTAGAACCCCCCTTACCCCCCGCTGCGCAGGGGGAGCGCCGGCCCGAGGCCGTCGTCGCTGGCCCGTGTCGTGATCGGGATGGATTCCTGATCTCGATCCCCGAGCCGCAACCCCAGGTCGCCCCGGAACCACCCCCCGAGGCACCGGCAGCCGTGCAGCCACAGCCGCAGCAGCGGCCCCGCCCCGAACAACCGCCGAAGCCGTCGCCAGACCCTGAGGCGATCGTCCCGGTCAAGCCGCAGGCTCAGAAGCGCGAGGCTGGGTTTAGGCCGGCCTACGAGGATGTTCCGGCGGCGCTGCTGCCGGTGGTTCGCGAACTGCTCGCGTTCTGGCCGGCGCGAAACCCGAAGGCCAAGCGGACGCAGCGGGCCTGGGAGGGAATGCTCACCGAGGCCCAGAAAATCCAGGATCATCAGCAGGGCGGCACCGAGATCCTGCGGGAGCAGCTGCAGGAGGGCGCCGCGGCGAGGGTCTCCGGCCCTGGGTGGCTGGGGCTGAACTTCAACCGCTGGCAGCAATACGGCACCAAGGCCGGCACGCCGGTTATGGGCAGCGGCTTCAGGGGCCGCCTGACGCCTGAGCAATCGGCGGCGGAGGCCATCGCGTTCATCCGCAATCGAGATGCGAAGGCTGCCGCAGCGGCAGCGGCAACCACGCGGCAAGCAGTGCTCGTGGAGGCGCTGGCGTGATCACCCTCGAAGAATTTCAGGCGGCCATCACGAGCCTGCTGCAGCTCCTGCCGATGCAGAGACCTCTGACCCCGGCGGCCTTGGTGCTGGCTTGGGACACGTTCCCGGCCAGCGCGAAGCGGGATCTCACCGGGGAGGTGTTGCGGTTCTGCGTGGGTCAGCGGCTGATGGATCCAGCGCCGCCGAAGGAGCTGGCGCCTCACCTGGCCCTGCTGCGGTACGCCTACCCGCTGGAGAACGACCGGCCAGCGACTGAGCGGCGGTTGCGGTCAGATCTGGCCGAGCGCATGGCGGCCCCCGACCACTTCCACGATCCAGTCCCGGTGCGGCACGAGCAGACCCCGCCTCCAGAGCGGCTGAGGCTCCCCGGTGGTGGCCGACCGTGGCACCCCAGCCAACTGAGTCCCGAGGAGTTCCAGGCCCGCGTTGAGCGGGTCGCCGAAGAGATGCAGCGCATCTGGGCCGGGGGCATGGATGGCCGCGCCTGGGAGCCGCGGGAGATAGCATGGGGCTTCTTTTCGTTTGGCAAAGCGCTGCAAGGATTCTGGCCGCTGAACGCCGATACCCCAGCCAGCGCCTGGATTTTGCGCAACCCCAAGCAAGCTGCCGAGATGCTGGGGCAGGCCAAGGCGGGCTTACTGCAAGCCACGCCAGCGGTTGACGTGGTGCCCACAGGCGCGGTTTTCGGCAGCCTTCGGGCTGGCCAGGGGGTGAACCCATGGCGGTGACCACGCAAGACGGCTGGCTGGTTGGCGACGCAGTGCCCGAGCCTGCCGATGGCCTGTACTGGCACCCTGACCGGGGAATGCAGGTGCTGATGCCTGCCCGCGGGATCGTGGCAGCGGCCTTCCCCTCGCAGCCTGGGGCTCCAGAGCGCTGCCGCTTGTGCCGGGCGGCGATAGCCAGCCGCGCCCGGAGCTTGTGGGGCCCTGCTGCTACCGGAACGGCATGGGTGCCAACCTCCACGAGCTTCAATCCGGCCCGCCCGGCTGTGGAGGCCCTGGTGAGCCACGCCTTCTGGCAGCGGATCGAGGTGGTGGGCTCCCTGCTGCACGTGGCGGTGCTCAGGCAGCAGGCGGCCACCACCGTGGACCTGGCGGTGCGGTTCGATGACGGCGGCTTGGGGCTGCTGGCGATCTGGAGTGGCCCGGACGATCGGATTCACCCGCTGGCGCCATGGGCGGAGCTGGGCGCCGCGGTGGCAGCCATGGCGGACTCGGGAATCCCGCTAGCCAAGGCGGTGGTGGTGTGGGCCGCTGCCGATGGTGCGGTGAAACTGGAGGCCAGGCCGGCGGACGAGGCCCTCGGCGCCTGGGTTGATGCCGTGGACATGGAGCGCACCCTGCGGCGCTACTCCCTGCAGGGAGGTGCAGCATGACCGCCGCCAATGCCTGTCGGGATCACCACCAGCGCCGGAGGGAATTGGCCACGGCGGGCCTTCAGGGGCTTTCTGGTGGGGAGGGCGCGGGAGCAGGGCGGGACGGCCTTACAGGGCCGCAGAGCGTCACCTTTCGGGTGGAAGGGATGGCGCCGGCGCCGCAAGGCTCGAAGGACTGGCTCCCGAACGGGGGGATGCGGGAGTCCTGTCGCAACGTGAAGCCCTGGCGTGAGCTGGTGGCTCTTGAAGCCATTGCGGCGAAGGTGCCCCTGATGCAGGGGCCGGTGCGCATGTCGGCGGTGTTCCTGTTTCAGCGACCCGCAAACCACTACCGCAGGGACGGCACCCTGAAGCCCTTAAATCCATCCCTGGTCAGTGCCACCAGCCGCGAAGCCCCGCTGTTTCACTGCGTCAAACCGGACTACAGCAAACTCCAGCGATCTACCGAAGACGCACTGAGCCGCTTGGCCTATGAAGATGACGCCAGAATCGTCGGCGGAAGTTGTGACAAGCGCTGGTGCGTCGGCAACGAACAGCCGGGGGCGCTGATCACGGTGATTCCGTTGGGGGGAGGGTGAATGGCCCTCCGCACAGAATCGGCCCAGAGGCCAGTCGTTGCAGATCCGCCGCAGCCAAAGGCGCCAATCTGACAGCAAAAAGGGCCCCACTGGGGCCCCTGCGGCGTACCTGCCGTTCAGACAGGTGATCAGGCGGCCAGCGCCAGATCCTCGCCCCCTTCGCCTTCGCCTTCCTCGGGGCCATCCCCGAAGTCAACGCCGGCCAGGGTTTCGGAGGCAATCTGCAGTCGCTCCAAGGCGACCGCAATGGCGACCTCTTGGGCGTTGATTTCGACTCCTTCCTCCAGCTGTTCGCTCAGCTCGGCAGTGACGGTGCCGACCGAGAACAGGGCCAGTTCAATAAAGCCGGCAAGGTCAAGCCGCTCAGCGGCCAGGGCCAGAACCTCGGCCACGGCCTCAGATGGGCCCTCGCCCTCTTGGTCGTCGTCCAGGTCTTCAAAAAAGGGATCGAGTTCGGTCATGGGATCGGTGCTGGTCTCCCCAATTATGCCTGTCCAGACCCGAATGGGCTACGCCATGTCCCTGGATTGCTTGCTTAACAAGCCGCAATACCCGAGAATCAGGGCAGGAAGGGCGATCTCAGGGAAGCGTGGCCGCACCTGTTGCCAGTTACCCAATTCTGCCCCTATTGTTCTGTTGTGGTGACGGCCTATAGAGCCAGCCACGCAGCACACCGCTCCGGCGAGGCCTTGAGAGGCCCCAGAGCACTTCATCCCACCGCATTGCAAACCATGGCCTCCATCTCCTTCATCCTGTTCTGGGTCGCCGTGCCCCTGTTGATTACCCTGGCGGTTGTCGCCTGGTTCCTTGAAACCGATCGCGAGCGGGCGCGCCGGTGGCACCGCTCTGGGCTCAGTCAGCGGCGCATAGCCGAGCGGCTGGGTCGCAACCGATCGCAGGTTCGGCGGTTGCTGGCCTGACCCAATGCGGCCCGCCGGAGCCGCACCCAATCCTGCCACCGTCAACCAGCGAAACCCAACCCATGGCCACGACCGAATACATCAAGACCCCGGCGACTGCTGCGGATTTTGACCAGCGCCCACGACCTGAATGGATGACCGCTCCATGGGCGGGCCGCCCGCCAATCGAACTCCATATCTGGCGCCCAGTGCCCCCAAGCCCCGCAACCCTCTACGAAATCCGCGCCTTTGCCCGCGACACGATCAAGGCTGCCCATGACGCGGGCTGGCATAGCGAGGCCTTCAGTCTGTGTGACCGCCTTTATGAGATCGGCTACCAGCCCACGCCTGAGGCCGCTGCTGCTGTTCAGAGCTGCGCCGAGTTTCTGGCGGCACGCTTGGCAGCGACCTGACCCCCCCCCACGGCCCGCCGGGGCCCACCCGGCAACTCATCCCCACCCTGCAGCGATTGACATGGGCCACCCCCGAATTGATCTGACCGTTAGCTACGTCGCCTATGGCCAAGAGTCGAAAACTGTCTCGCTGGAAATCAGCGAAGACTTGATGCGCGAGCTGTCGGAAAGCGTAGAGCTGAGCGACGAACCGATGTCGCTGCTTCTCGCGTCGCCTGGAGCCTTTGGCGGCCATGGTGATGCCGTGACGATCAGGCGGCGCAAGTTCGAGATGCGCCGCGAGCTTGCGGAAGAGATCGCCGCTTCGATGGTGCCTGCGCTGTTGCGAGCGTTTGGCGTCAACGACCGAGTAGACGGCTACAGGGTGGACGAACTCGGCGAAGACCAGCGCAGGTTGGGGGGTGCATGACCACTCCCCTCCCCTATCGCGTCACCCTGCCCACCCCTGCCGGCCCGGTGACCCTCGATCTCGTGGCCACCAGCCGAGCTCACGCCATCGCCTCAGCCCAAGAACTCACCGGCCTAGGGCGCCGTGCCGCCGTGGCTCGCTGCTGCCGTCTGGATGATTGGTGATCGCCCATCTCTTCCGCCGCTGATCCGCTGCGCCAACCGGCTGCGTCGTCACCTGCTGGGCAGCATGAATTCGCCTGGCGGATTTTGTCTTGGAAGTTGATCTCGATCTATGGCCCCTGGTGGCGCCCTTGGTGCCGCTGCTGGAGGAGTTAGAGCGCGTGGAGGCCTTGGCGGCAGAGGGGGAGCCCGCCGAAGACGACGAGCAGCCAGGGTGATTGCCTGTTGCTTTAGTGCAGAGTAAGATTAGTATTGCTTAGGCAATCTGATTCAGCAATGACCGCAACCCTTCCCGCCCCCGCTGCAACCGCAGCGCCTACCCCCCTGGTCGGCGCTGACCTTCTCGCCAAGGTCAAGGAGCTGGGCGATGCCTCAAAGAGCGATCTGGTCCGCTCCACCGGCTACGTCAGCACCAAGAAGGACGGCACCGAGCGCCTCAACTTCACCGCTTTTTACGAGGCCCTGCTGGAGGCCAAGGGCGTGGGCTTTGGCGGCGGCGACTCCACGGGCCCCGGCAAGCCCGGCCGCAAGCTGAGCTTCACCACCAAGGTGCAGTTCAACGGGAACCTGATGGTCGGCAAGGCCTACACCGCCATGCTCGGCCTGGAACCCGGCGACGAGTTCGAGATCAAACTGGGCCGCAAGCAGGTTCGCCTGGTGCCCATTGGCGCAGGCGATAGCGACGACTGAGCCCCGTCAAACCCTGTCCAGACAGAAGCAAGGGAGGCCACAGTGCCTCCCTTTTTTGTGGCCGCCCTGTAGAGTTGGTACGGTGGCTTGCCACCCAGAAGACCCCCGGTTGGCTTCGCTGGTTGACGGGGGTTTTCTGCTGTAATTTTGCGCCGGAATCTGCATTTGCTGTAGCCTTTCGGCGACGATGCAGGAACGAACAGGCACAGACAATGGCTCGATCCGATTACGCAAGCTCTGAATATGGCCTAGACCGCCTGGCGGGTGGGATCGCCGTTTTTAGCCGAGGGGTGCGGATGCTGCTGGCTCGGAACGGCCTCACGCACGAGCAGATGGTGAAGCTGAGCCAGTGGGCGAATCCCTGGGGGATGACATGGCTCTCCACCAGTCAGGTCAGCTATCTGCGCACCGGGCAACTCAAAAAAGCGGGCCCCCAGACGATCGACGCCTTGGCCCAGGTGAATCTGAGGCTTGCTCAGGCCGCTGGGATCAGCTGCCAAGCCGTAGACGATCTGCCCGATTTCGGTCCGCTCCCCAGCACCCTGGGACTACCCGCGGAACCGTTCTGCTTGCGCCATCCTGGGAGTCACGATCCCCTCGACGCAGGAGGGCTCTACCAAGTCTGGATCGGCCGCCTGGTGCCGGAGTCATTGGAAGAGGGTGGGATCAGTGATATGGAAGCCCGCCGCCTCTCGGCCAACCTCAGCCGCATCGTGCAGGCCTGGGCCAGGGACCGGAAGGTGACGATCGGCGACGCCCTGGAGCGGGCGCTGGCTGCATACGGGGTGACCGAGGAGAGGCGCCGGCAGCGCCTGCGGTCTGTGGTCGTGGGCTTTGAGGTCTACTCCGGGGGCGATCTGGATCAGGAGCTTCCAGTCCTGGGGGCGATGCTGGGGGCCCTGGATGGTGACGGGCCGATTGATCCGGCTGATGTGAGGGAGCGCCTTTACCGGCTCCCGAGGGACTGATCACACCTCACACCCGCTCAGCCTCTCCTCCATTCGCTCGTTGAGTGAGGCGCAGCGGGCGGCCGGGGAGAGCCCGCCGCGTGGCGAAAGTAGGCGCCGGCCATCGGGCAAGCAAACCTCAATCTCAACCGTGGGCCCTAGGCAGTAGTGAACGGCGCGAAGCCGCAGCTCAATCAATGCCGCTTCTTGTTCAGACTCAATCAGGACTCGCATTGGGTCACCACGACTGCGGGGGGGGGGGGGGGGGCACGTTGAACGAGATCAGCGAATCTGCAGCAGATTAAGCAAAGAACACATGAAGTAGAGGCAGTTAATCTGCAGCAGATTGGATGCGCCTCAGCTAAGCCAGCCCATATCAGGATAGCCGGTTGCAATGTTGCGAGATGTTTCGTACGCTACCCCATTCCGGCCCGAGTCTGGATAGGGTGGCGGAGCCCGCAAGGGTTCCAACCAGCGAAAGCAACTGATGAACAGTTCTATGGTGAGACGCAACGGCAATCAGCCAGTTGCAGCCGCACATCAACAGCCTGGGGCAAGCCACGGCGGAGCGCTTGCCGCCGTTCAGGCTTCCCGTGAAATTGCCGAAGTTCAGGCTGCGATGATCATCGCTCGCCAATTTCCTCGCGATCACATGCGGGCCAATGACCAAATCCTAAACGCTTGCATGCGTCCAACGCTTGCCGAAAAAGCTCTTTATACCTACAGTCGCGGCGGCCAAGATGTTACGGGGCCGTCAATTCGGCTTGCCGAAACCCTCGCTCAATACTGGGGGAACATCCAATTCGGCGTCAGGGAGCTTGAGCAAGGCGACGGTGTTTCAACTGTTGAGGCCTTTGCCTGGGACATCGAAACCAACGTCCGCGACGTGAAAATCTTCCAGGTGGCCCACGAACGCCACACCCGGAAAGGGGTTGCTCTGCTCACCGACCCACGCGACATCTATGAGTTGGTTGCCAACCAAGGGTCTCGCCGTCTGCGTGCTTGCATTCTTGGCATCATTCCTGGCGATGTTCAGGAGGCGGCGATTGAGCAATGCGAACGGACATTGGCAGCGTCAGCAGACACCAGCCCAGATGCTCAAAAAGCGCTGCTTGAGCGCTTTGCAGAGTTTAATGTAACCAAAAATCAAATTGAGAAGCGTATTCAACGACGCATTGACGCAATTCAGCCGGCACAAGTTGTTGATCTGCGCAAGGTTTATTGCAGTCTTCGCGATGGAATGAGCAAGCCTGAAGACTGGTTTGAAGTTGCAGGGCTCCCCTTCGCTCCCCAGGCCAGCGCCGTCCCGGTAGTGCTCAGCCCCTCCTCCTCCGCCGCTGCCGCCCCTGTCGCGACCCTGACCAAGCAGCAGCAGCAGCAGCTCCTGACCGCACTGGAGCGGCAGCTGAGCCCGGTCGGCCGGGCTGCGTTCCAAGCGGACGCCTGCAACGCCTTTGGGGTTGAGGCATTGGCGGAGATCCCCGCCGAGCAACACACCGCCCTGATGCAGAGTCTCGCCAACGCGGGCAGTCGGGAGCGTTGGAACCGCGGCTGCGGCCACGCGGACGGGGAGCCAGTGTTGTCCGCTGAGCAGATTGCCGAGCTGACACCCCGAGTCCCTGAGGCGACCGAAGATGCGCCACAGCAGCAGTCGGCAGCAGCGCCCCAGCGCGTCGCCAAGCCGGCCCCCAGGGCTGCCGCCGCTGCCGCTCCTGAGCCCGATCCGGCCCCGGCTGAATCGGAACAGGAGGAGCCCGGCGAAGATTCCATTCAACGGGAGCTGGTCTGATGCCCGCCTGCGTCCCGTCTGAAATCGCGGTGCCGGAGGAGGAGATCCTCCGGCAAGCCAAGGGCGACACGTCCAACGCCATGAAGCTCGCGGCAGCGTTCGGCTATCAGCTTGCCTGTCGTGACCTGGATAGTGAAATCTTACCCACCAAGGAGGCCATTTAATGATCACTGCAACCGCCATTGTCTGCTTAGGAGTTGGCGCTGCTTTTGGCCATTTCATGGCCGACAAGGCGAGCCAACACGCCATCTACGCCGCTCGCGCCAAGGGCCTCATAGAAGGCCAAAGCGCTGGGGCGCTTGAGCGACACGCCATGTTCCAGGAGCTGCAGCGCCTCCGCGCTCGCAACCGGCGCCTAGAGGCTAGGGAGCGGACGTTGGCCACCACGAGGCCATCCGCATGACCCGCCTCCGCTTCCTGGGGCTTCTCCTGGCCCCTTTCATCGCCCTGCCCTGCATCTGGCACGGCCAGCGGCAAGTCAACCCTCAGGCCCAGCTGTTGCTGGTGCCCGAGGTGATCCTCCAGGCTTTGCGGTGATGGCCCATCCCCCAATCACCGTTGCAGCCCTGGCACGGCTGCTCAGCGAGTGGCCCCACCACGGCGCCAACGGCCAGCCCACGGGTGTGCTCCTAGGGGATCGCTTCCCCGATGCGGCGACCCGCCCACTGCCCGCCATCACGGCCGGCGCATGGGAGATGGACGACGGAGGGCACCTGCATCTCTGCCTTTTTCCCGAGGTGGTGCCGGTGCCCCCTGGGTCCGCCTCGGCTGACGCTGACGCCCTGGACATGGCGCTGGCGGCACTGAGCTACCAGCTCACCACGCCGCTGGAGCGTTACGACCCCTATAGGGCTAATGAACTGACGGTGCGAGCTGTTACGGCTATTGAAACAATCAAGCGACTAGAGCGCCGTCTTTTGCTATGATCAATCCATGTCCCGATAGGGGCGCCAACCAGCGAATCCTCCTTTGATGACCTTCACCTTTCCTGCGGCACCGCCGCAACCGCGCCCCATGGCGCTTGACCTGCTCGATGAGCTGGAGCTGATCAGCGGCCAGGCCGAGGCCGTGGCCGCTGACCTGCGCCGGCTGAGCCTTGATTCCGCCGTGCTGGAACAGCTGCAGCCAGGCGCCGGGGCCAGGGCCCAGCAGATCACCTGCCAGCTAGAGACCGCCGCCGAGGCCGCACGGGGGCTGGGATAAACGACCTACTGCTCTACGACGAAGACGACCTCCCGGAGCCCCGGCGCCGCCTCTACGACGAGCCGGACGACGAGCACGAACAAGCCCCAACCGTCTACGAACGAAACCCATTGATGCTGCTGCCATGACCGCCACAATCTCTGCCCCTGTCCAGACCCCCAGCCCCGCCCCGATCGGGGAGGCCCTGCTGAGCCCTGAAGCCGCCTGGGAGGTGGCCTGGGGGCTCACGCTCACCGGCGCCCCCCATGTGTTCTCCGGCCTGCCTCGTGAGGCCTACGACCAGCTACCTGGAATAAATGCCAGCCTGCTGAAGGTGATCGCGGACCAAACCGAAGCCCACGCCTGGAGCGAGTTCATCAATCCCGATCGCGAGCAAGAGGAGGACGCCGGCCAGTTCCTGATCGGCAACCTGTTTCACTGCCGCCTGCTGGAGCCCGAGCTGTTCGATCAGCGCTATTTGGTGCTGCCGCCGGATGCCCCGAAGCGACCCACGGCGAAGCAGTTGGAGGGGCCTGGGCCCCGCAAGGACGGCACGGTCAACAAGGAAACCAAGGCCTACCAGGAATGGCAGGAGGCGGTGCAGCGAGAAAATTGGTGGAAGTCGCTTGAGGTCGCGGCGGCCGAGCGAGGCGATGGCAGGAAGGCTGCTCAAATTGTGGGCGACAAGGATTTGCAGCTCGGCGATGCCTTGGCCGGCGCCGTGCTTAATCACCCGGTCCTGGGCCCACGCTTTGCTGACACCCCCAAAAACCGCGCCGGCAATGAGCTGACCCTCACGTGGGTTGATCCGCTCACCGGTGCCCGCTGCAAGGCGAGGCTTGACGCGGTGCGCTTCCTCGGGGATCGCCTATGGATCGGCGATCTGAAGAGCGCCATGGATGCAGGCCCCGGCCCCGATCACTTCGGCCGCGCTGCTGCTAGTTACAACTACTGCCTCTCGGCAGCCTGGTATCGCGATGCCGCCCAGTTCTGCCGGGCGGAGATCGAGGTTCTGCTGGGGTTGCCGGAAGGGGCGCTGATCCTGGCCCCCAATGGCTACGAGTTTGAGTTCATTGCAGCGGAGAAGGCTCACCCCCGGCCCGAGTTCATCGGCCGCTACATCCTCAGTGATGAGCAGGCTGAGCTGGGCCGCCGCATGGCCCGCCGGGCGCTGGAGAGGGCTGTGCAGGCCGAAGCCTCAGGCTGGTGGCCCGGCTACGACTCGGCCGCTCAGCCGCTGGAGCTACCTGGTTATGCCTACCAAAAGATGGAGCGGTTAGCGGGGGTGACAGAGTGAGCCACGTTGAGTTCCCGGTAGAGATACCAGAAGCACGTGCGGCATTTGATGCGGCAATTCTTACTTTCACAAGCCTCGACGACCTACCTCCGCCTAGCGACTTTCGCCGCTGCCTCGCCGCCTTTCTGCGTGAAGCGCTAGGTCAAGCGGGGGTTTCTTCGGCTATCACATTCAGCGATGGGTCAATTATTGGCAAGCTCTCTGCCATCGCCAACAACCTCCACAGCCCCCCGCCGCCCCCGCCAACACTGGCTGAGGCTCGGGCGGCTGATCTAGGCACACCAGCGGGCCGGGACGTGGTTCGCGACTTCCTGGCGACACTGGGGGAGGGTGGGCAGCCATGAGCCGCTATTCCGATTGCGACGATTACGACTGGGAGCCGTGGATGGAAGGCCAGGCGGCCGGAGCGCTACGAAGCGCCATCCGTGGCCGCCGTGGTCAGCAGCTGCTGCGCGATCTGGTCGCCGGCCTGGATGCCCTGCCAGAGCCAGAGCTGGCAGCCGGGGCGCTGGAGGATCCTGAGACCGGATGTGTGTGCGCCCTTGGCGCCGTCAGGCTTCAACGAGGCCCGGAAGCTGTGCCGCTGCGCTTTGATCCGACTGATGAAGACGTGGACTGGCGCGAGCTGGCCGAGCCGTTCGACATCAGCGAAACCCTCGCTAATGCCGTCGTCTCTCAGAACGAGTACGGCAGCGAGCGCAACGACGAACAGTCACGCCGTCGCCGCTGGTTATCTGTTCGCGCCTGGGCGGTTGGGCACCTGATTGCCTCGGTTGAGGGGGTGCAGGCATGAGCACCGGCACCCGAATCCCCTGGGACGAAGCCAACGCCATCGCCCAGGATTGCGTGGCCCAATTAGCGCCACACTGCAGCCAGATAGACATAGCCGGATCGGTCCGGCGGCGGCGGCCCAATATCGGCGACATCGAGATCATCTGCCTACCGCTGCCTTATGACGCAACCCCGCTGTTTGCCAGCGGTCTGGCCTTGGTCGTCAATCAATGGCCAAAGGTGAAAGGTGAGCCGCCTTGCCGCTACACCCAACGCATCCTCCCGTCTGGGATGAAGCTGGACCTCTTCATGCCAGACCCCGACGGCTACGGCCTGCAGCTGGCGATCCGCACAGGCTCAGCGGAATGGTCGCACAAGCGGCTAGCTACCGCATGGGTAAGGGCTGGCTTCAAGTCGGAAGGCGGCCTGCTGCGTCGCGTGCTCAACACGGGGGGCATCCAATCCCTTGGCCCTGTCGTGCCCTGCCGCACAGAGCGGGAGCTGTTTGATCGAATCGGCCTGAAGTGGGTCGAGCCCAAAGACCGCGAGGTGCAGCCATGACCCTCGCCCTATCCATCCGCCAGCCATGGGCCAGCTTGATCCTGCTGGCTGGCAAGGACATTGAAAACCGTAGTTGGCCCACCCATACGCGTGGTCCAATCCTGATTCATGCGGCTAAAAGTATGACAAGAAGGGAGTACTTGGATGCGATGGATTTTGCTGATGCCAATGGTACTTGCCGGATCGGACACTTGCTTGATTCCTTTGAGCCGGACAGCTTGCCTCGCGGCGGCATTATTGGCAGCGTGAATCTTGTTGATTGCGTTTACCAGTCCGATTCCCCATGGTTTCAAGGCCCTTATGGGTTTGTCTTGCGCGATCCAAGGCCGCTGCCGTTTGTTCCCTTCAAGGGTCAGCTCGGCTTTTTTGATGTTCCCGGGGTGCAGCCATGACCTCACCCCTTTGGATTGTCTGGAACCCCGATGGCGGAGACGAGGGGCCCGACGATGGCCGCAAGTTTCGGGCAGTTGACGCTCAAGACGCAGCCCAGCAATGGGCCTATTGTGCTGAAAGTGAAGGCTGGGAATATACGCTTGAGGAAAAACCTGAAACCGTAGTGGTCTGCCGTGTCGATGACATTGGCAGCCAGCGCAAGTTTCGTGTGCGTGCTCAAACATCCCGCGACTACTTTGCCGACGAACTGCCATGAACATCGTCACGCTGACAACTGAAGAAGCAAGGGCCATTAACTCCTTGAGACGCCTTGCTAAAAAGTGGCCCCAATCCTTAAGACTGTTTTCACAGGCAGGGACCCTGATAGTTACAAAGGCTAATAGGCATAGCATTCAGGCTACTATAACAAATATCGAAGGCATACCGCACGATGCAGGAGATCCTAGCGAAGACGAATTAGACCAATTTGCAAGCATTGAATGGCCACAAACATGAACCACCCCACCCTCCGCACCCTGGCCCGCCTGCTGGCCCCGTGGCACACGATCCGGCGGCTTGTGGCGAAAAATCAGCGGCTGCGGCGCAGCAACGACCGGTTGGTTGACATGGTGCTTCTCGCATGTTCCAGAAACGTGGCCAGCGATCGGCGCCTCCGCCACTGCCCCACCCACGGCCAGCAGCCGGACAACGCCTGGGGATGCCCCGATTGCGTGCGGGAGCTGCGGCAAGAGGCCGAGCAGCTGCGGGCAGAGCGGGACGCCGCCCAAGATGCCGTGCGTCGCTTGATGCGCTGGCATGTTATTGGGTACGACACCGAAGTGGTGCGGGGCGTCTACCTCTGGGCCACTCGCGACGGCATGGCCGGCCCGCTGCCGCCGCTACCCGAGTGGCTGATTACACGGCTGCAGGGTGACCCGGAGGCTCGTTGCTGATGGCCGCCGCTCGCGTGCTGCTCACCGTTGCGGAAGCTGCCGAAGCCCTCGGGGTTTCCGATCGGCACATCAAACGCCTCGTTGCCGAAGCCGACGCCAACCGCAAAAGCCGCTGGCGCTGGGGCAGGGAGCTGATCGACCTGGCGCCCGTGGGTAGCAGTAGGCGAACGGTGCGGGTAAATGTTGCGGCGGTGGCGCCGGGAGCGGGGCCATGAGCAAGCGCAGCACTTCTATAGATCTGCAATATCAAGACATTGCAATGATTCTTGCTCACTTGCGTGAATCTGTACGCGATGGCTGGTATTACGGCAACCGTACTCAATTTTGCAATCGACGAGACAAGCTAATAGAAACCCTTGAAGCTAAACTTCCCCAAGAACCGCAAACACCATCAACTAAAGAAAAACAATGAGCTACTGGCAACCGATTGAAACCGCGCCAAGAGATCAGATCATTATTCTGTATCGACCCAATGCGCCATGGCCTGCTATCAAAGTGGCGCCCGGCAAGTTCGATAACGACGAATACGCCAAGAAACCAAAGCCATACTGGGAGATTTGGCTTCGCATATGGAACGGGAAGACTGAATCTCGCAATTACGAGCCAACTCACTGGCAGCCGCTGCCGGAACCTCCAGTCTCACCCACCCCCTAGCGCTCTCTCCGCCGCTTCCGCTATCTGACTAGGCTGAATATGCGCCCGGTAAGTCTTTGAATGTTGCAAAGGGCTATGGCCCATAAGCCTTGCAGCGGTGTAAATATCCAGCCGACTACCACCCTCTCGCCACAACCTCCCGCCATAGGCGTGGCGAAGGGAGTAAGGGCGCCACGGCAGCCCTTGCCGCCTCAGCTCTTTGTTCAACCATTTGCTCACCGCCTCGGGGCGATCGGCACTTCCCTCCAGTCGAAGCCGCAACCGCCGATCCCGCAACCGGAAACGCTCTACCCACTCGCGGGGCAGCGGCACCACTGTTCTGAAACCCGTTTTAGTCCCATCCGCCACCTGGCAGTAATCCTGCTCGATCAGCACCGCCCCTTCGATCTCATGGGGCCGCAGGCCGTAGCACGCCATCATCCCCCAGTACCAGCGCACCGGATCGGGGGCCCCCTCCACCCACTCGATGATCTCGGCATCGGACGGCACCGCCACCAGCTCCGCTTGGCTGTAGGTGGGCAGTGGCACCTCTGGGAACGGCACCGCCACCAACCGCGACAGGTGCCGCAGGAGGTAGTACAGCTCCTTATAGGAGCATGTGTTGCGGTCGTAGCGCTCCAGCGCCTTGGCCATGCTGGCGGTCGTGCAGGCGCCCCCCTGTGGAACCTGCCGCAGGCGCCCGAGGTAGTTCACCTGCCAGGTGCTCTCGCCCGTGCGCCCCAGCACCACCCGAGCCCGGTAGAGCTTGGCGATGGCCTCGCGCCAGGTGATCGCCGTCGAGGCTTGGTCTAGCCAGTAAACCCATTCAAAGGTCCCGGTGGCCAGCTGCCGCTCAAGGGTCTGCTTCTGCTTCAAGGCGGTGCGCCGGTTGATCGGCGTGTCGTCCAGCTTCAGGGCGATGCGGGACTGCTGCAGCCCTGGGGCCCCGTCACGCCTAGGCAGCCTGGCCAGCAGGTAGAGCCGCCCACGTTGGGTGTTGATCGAGGCCATGGGGAATACGACGCGGCGAAAAAGCAGAGCTGCACCCGACGCACGGGCCGTGCATAACCTACGCTCTGCCAGTCCCTTCCTGTCCCTTCCTGTCACCTAAGGCAGCACCGCTGCACCCGGCCAGATCGCCCTCAGTGCCTGCACTTTGCCCCAAACGGCAGGCCAGAACCGCAAGATACAAATCCTCGTCAATCTCGCGAATGTCGTATTCCAAGCCTAGTCACCGCAGGGTTTCTCGGCGGTGGTGCATCGTTGGCCCATTGCAGGCCAGTGGCCAAGGCTCAGTCGCTCGCCTCATCACCCTGCGGGGGGCTCCGGCGGCCCCTCGGGATCCCGCCGCCGCCGCCCATCCAGCTGCGCCAGCAGGGTGCCGCCGGTCGTGGCCGCCGCCAGGGCCCCGGTGCCAGCAGCCTTCCAGACCTCCACGCACTCCCCACCCTGCGACTGGCAGTAGATCGCCCCGCCAAACCCCCCGGCAGCAGCAAGGCCGAGGCACAGGGCCACGGTGTTGATGATCACCTCCCGGCAGTTCACTGGGCCTCCAGTCGCGTCACCCGTCGATCAATGCCGTTGAGCGCACCCTCCACTTTCTCAAGCCGTAGCTCCGCAGCAACCTGGCGGTCGAGGATGGCTTTCTGGTTCTCTAATACCAGATCAAGCTGACGCGGCACGGTGATGCCGATGTAGCCGATGCCAGCCACGGCCAGCAGGATTAGGCCCGCTGCCACCTGTTGCTCAACCTCGCGCCAAAAAGGTGCCTTGCCGGGGGTGCCTGGGGGCTGGTTGCCGCTGTCCATGGGGTATCGCGCTCTACCCCAGTTTTCCCGCTCCCGCAGCGCTGCCACTAAATCAGGTTGGCGGCTGATCCGGTGACCCAGGAGCGGGGCTAGCTTATTGGATGTCTTCTGTAATCTGGATCGGTATAAACCCATCATTCGGAAACGTACCAATATCGCCATTGGGATAGGTGACGCGGAACTCAGCCTCATACGAGCCAGCGTTAATGGTGTTGGATGGCTGCCACTTGTATTCCACTGTTGGCGTGCCGGTTGCCGTCACCACTGCAGCCGCTGCGTCAATCACGGCACCCCCGCCCCGTGGTCGCCGCGCCCGCATTTGGAACCTCACGGTCGCCCCCGTCAGCACCACCGTTGCCGGAAGCAACGCAAACTGGATCGAGGGAGACGTGTCACCCCGCTTGATGAAGAATGTTTCGATCTTCATTGTGACCTCACGATTGCGCCGTTTGTTTTTGTGGCTGAAAGGGTGCCGGACGTTTTTCGTGCGACGATTTTACCACCACGAACCGTGCCGGTCAAAAGATAACTTGATGACTTTTCCCTTGGCAGAAGTGTCCCGCGCCTGACACCGCTCAGGGTTGCCCCGCTTACACCATTACTCAACAATGAGCCACTCTGCACGTTGCCGGACAGCAAGCGTCCAGAGAAAGCTGCATTTGACAGCAGAACGCCACTGTAGGGGCCAGTCAGCAGTACGCCGCTGTTCGGTGGGTCGCCCGGTTGCGTTCCCGTCGCGTCGGTGACGACCTCTTGCCAGAAGCCGACAACCCAGAACCCCGGCTGCCAAAAATCGCGTGACCACAAACTCATGGAACGGGCCTCATGCTGTCACCGGTAACACCTGTCCCGGTGATCTCGATGCCGTTGACGCGCTGAACATCCGAGTGAATTGGCGTGGCCTGCGCCGCCGCCAACATTGCTGCCGCATTCTCTGCCGCAGTTGGCACGCTACCGCCCTCTGTGACCACGGTAGAAGCAGCGGACTGG